TCTGGCTCCCAATACTGATATTCTTGATAAGCTAACTTTTTAAGTTCTGGAAAATCTAATCTAGTTCTTTGACAGTCAAGTAAAATAATTGAATCAGGGGCATCCTCACTAGGTCTAAAAACACCCCAAGTTGATATGGCTGAATAGTCTGCTGTTTCTTTTTTTGAAAAAGCCGTATCGTAACTTTGAATAATGTATTGAACTGCGGGCAAATTTTCGGACTCCCACTCTTGCCACCACTCACGTTTAATTATAGATCCTTCTTCAGCAGTTGGAGTTTGCAACCATTGTGCGTTCCATTTTATTAACGGCAAAGACGCTCTTACTCTTTCTAGCTCATCAAAAGACCAAAACTCAGGCCATAAAGGATTATCTGTTTCTGGAAAAACAGCAGGAAACTCTATAACTTCCCATTGATCAGCTTTTAGTTCTTGTTGTGCGGTCAATAATTTAGCTGTTAAATCTGTATTACTCCAACGGGTCATAACTAAAACTATGGCTCCTCCAGGTTGTAGCCTTTGTCTTGGTCCAGATGTGTACCATTCATAACAGGCTTCCATAGCAGTTTTAGATAATGAATCTTGTTCTGAGTGTGGATCATCTATAATTAATAGATCTGCGCCTCGACCTGTAATAGCTCCTCCTACACCTGCTGCAAAATATTCGCCACCTTTATTGGTTTCCCAACGTCCTGCTGATTTAGAGTCTGCTTGTAATTCTACGTTTGGAAACAGTTTGCTAAATTCTTCTGTGTCCATCATGTTTCTTACTTTTCTACCAAACCTAACGGCTAACTCACCTGTGTGTGTTGTCTGCATAATTTTACGATTTGGTTGTTTGCCCATAATCCAAGCTGGAAAGTAAGTAGATGCAAACTCTGATTTAGTATGACGAGGAGGCATATTAACAATTAATCGGTTAATTTTACCTTCTGCTATTTGTTGTAATTTATCCGCAAAAATTTCATGATGCCGACCACAAATAAATTCAGGCCACATTTGTTTTACAAACTCTAAAAAATTTTGTTGACAGTTATCTTGGTTTTTAAGATTATCTAGACGTTCTTTTAACAACAGAGCTTCTTTCATCTCTGTATCGGATAAATGTGCTAGGCTCATAAGGCAGCTAGCATACTATCTATACTAACAAGGCCACCTGTGTTTAAACCTTTTGCCTCACCTTTTATATATTCTTTTAATTGGTCTGGTCTTAATGCTACTGTCGGTATTTCTCTACCTGACTTTTTATAAAGAGCTGCTACTTCTGGATGTTGTTTTATTACTTTTCTAGCAGAATTACCACCTTCTTCTAATGTTTTAAATAAATAACTTAACCTATCCCCAGCTTTACTGTATGCAATATCATCTATCTCTTTAGCAGTATATGGTTTTCCTGTCCTAAGATTATTGAGTCTTATTGCATAGGGAGTATCTTTAGGCACTCTCATTTTTACACCACCAAATTTAGCTGCCCCTAGATCATAATAAGCACCTAATCTATTTTTTATGGGCATGACCTCAAATTCTTTAAACAATTTTAAATCATCAGAATCTATTAATTCTTTTGCAGCAGCTTGTCTGCCCCGTTGTTTCAAGCTAAGAACTTTATCTATCAATTTTCTAGTTTTATTAGCAGATAAAGCAAATTTACCTAATGGCCCAGCACCAAGGATTGCATAATCTACTGGGTCTGTTGGATCAAAAATAATATCAGTTACATCTTTAGCTGAAATGGATTCTTCTACAGGCTGAATAGAACCTACGTCTGAAGAAATATCTATAGGCAATATAACTTTGTTCAATTCGTTTAAGGATTCTTGTATACTTACAGGACCACCATTTTTGAAAGCATTAATGCCTTTCTTTTTGACTGCGTTTATAAACTCATCAGTAAAAATATAATGTGCTCCAGATATAGTCTTTGGCAAGTTATCATCAACATTCCTTATATCGTAAATAAATTTAACATCATCTGAATTACCGCCCATTTCTCTTACTATCTTTTTTAATTCGTTTGCAGCTTCAACATATTGTGATTGAACAATAAAGTTTGCATCCCTACCACCACCTTCTCTAGATACAACTTTTTGTGGTCCATCAATATAAATACCACCATAATTTCTACGGACTGCATCATTAACTCTGGCACGAGTTACGATTTTTGTTACCACTGGCCTATTTCGAACAGCAAAATCATCTACATCAAATAAGTAAGGTGGATATTCAAAACTAGAAAGTGGTTTAACAAAAACATCATCACCAACTTGCAAATGTTTATTTTTTGCTAAGTCAGATGATTTTTTTATGTATTTTAAAAAAGATCCTTTAACTCTGCCTTGGTAAAAGTCATCTGCGTACTTTTGATAAGATTCTTTCAAAAAATCTGTTAATGTGCCTTTAATTTTTGCAGCATTAGGTATGCCGTAAGTAATGTTATAACCATCTTTAATAAAAGGATCTATTTTATTTTTAGCTTTTATTACAAATTCAGGCTCATCAAACAACCTATCATTAACATCATCATATCTAAAAATACTTCTAGGTTTTTTATTAAACTCTGTAACTTCTTTGTTAAATTCATTAAAAGTATCGCCTAATTCTTTTGCTGCTTTTGGGTCTTTGTAAGCAGTATCTATGTCTTTTCTTTTGCGAACTTTTGCTATACCTTCGGCGTAATCTGATTGAATCCTGTTTAGGTTTTTAACAACTAAATCTTTATCACTTAATTCTTCTACTGTTCTACCAGGAGCTACTAAACTTTCTTTTATACCTCTAATACTGTCATTTAAATCTCTAGATTCTGCTTTCATCATTTTTAAAAAATTTTCACTGTCTAAATTTGGCAATATTTCTTTTAAACCTCTGACGTAATCATGATGCGTTTCTCCCAAATCGTGTTGTTCTAAAGGGTTTTTGAATATAACTCTAAAGCCACCATCTGCTTTGCGATCTGGAACTTTGAAAGGTTTGCCTGGGACAACGGCATCAAAATGTTTAGCAAGTTCTTTGTCCAAATCAGCAACTTTGTAATCCTTAACCTTGCGACGCATTTTATTTGTGACATCGCTTTTTATTAGTCGAGTTGGATCGCCATAAAAATTATATTTCACATAGTCTCTTGATTGGGCTAAGGTATCTGCTAAAGCGTCTCTCATATTTGATTCTAAAGTTAAAAAATCAATATCTGTCGAACCATCAAAAACTAATACATCATCATAATATTGATTAAAATGCGCATCACCCATTTCTTTTTTTGCATCTAAGCCTTTGACGCGGTAAGAAGCTTCTTGCTTATTGCCCAAACCATAACCACTTAAAGTTCCTTGATCTACTGATTTATTTGGATCTATTTCAAATTTGAAATAATCTAATTGTTTTTCTTCTAGATAATTATCCAAACCCTTAACATTTATTTTATTTTCTATAGAACCAAATCTTTTGACAAAATCTTTGTGTAGGGTTCCATCAGGATTTAAAACATCCAAAGCTCTTAGTTCATTATTGGGGACTTTGTTTTTAAGTTTGTTCAACAAAGAGTTCATTTTCATCTGGTCAGGATAGTTGCCTGTATAAAGTTCTTTACGAACGGTTGAAACTAAGCCTGTGGCATCATCTATTGGATCGCCGATTGTAAAATTACCAGTATTGGGATAGGTAAGTTCTGTTAAGGGCCTGTCCTTGTCTAGCTTAGGTACTTCTATTTTTTTCGGTTTAGGTAAGTCGGCTGGTTGAGCAACTGGGGCTTGAATAGTATCTTTAGGTATAGCTTTAGTTGTAGGACGAACGCCTCTTAACAATCTAAACAAAGGAATCAAAGATGCAGCAGTCAAACCTGTTAAGGCTCCATAACCAGCTCCACCCAAAATATCACCTTCTTTAATTTTTTCTTTGGCTCTGGTAGAAAACTCATAGGTTTCATAGGCTGCTAAAGCGTCACCTACGCCTGGGGATATTGATATGCCTACTTGGTCTAGAAGCGGTAGTTCTTCAAACTTAGAGTAAGCGTCGCGAACTTTGCCTTCTTGAACTAAATCTGCTATTTCTGCACTAATGTCTGCTCTAGACATTAGCTTAATCCTTTAGATCTTCCTAGTATGTCGCTAATTGATGCAAGATCTATATTACTCATGGTTCTACCACCAGATATACTGTCAATAAGTTCTTGAATTTTTAATTTACTAGACAAAGAATCTAAAATGTCTTGCTGGTCTTTATCTACTAAACTACTATCTAATTTAGCAGTTATAGTCTCAACCGTTTTTACAAAATTAGGTTTATCTTTATCAATTTTTTTGGCAGTTACAATTGTTTCTCCACCTGCATTAAATTTCGGTAAGGCTTCTCTTCGTTCATCAACAGCTTCTTGTAAAGATTTTTGCATAGCTTTATTTTGTTTTGAACTGAAGCTTTTGCGTACTTCATCTCCAAATCTGCCTTTTTTTAACCTATCGCGTAACGATTCTTGAAAGCCTCTTAACATAAAATTAGGTATTCCGCCTATCCCTTCTGCACCCATATCTTCACCAGGATTTATTTGTCTTAGTAAATCAGGCCTATTTCTAAAGTTTTCAACGGTTGCCCTAAAACTATCTTCATCTCGATCTAAGTCGCCAGGCATATTACTTAGTCTTATTTTGGCTGCCATCAAATTATTCATTTGCTCGCCTATCATATTGACCATATTTTGATCGTTATTCATTTGAGCCTCATTTAAGTCTAATTCCAATCTATCTAACTCAACATCAATACCAAATATTTGTTGTTCTGGACTTGCATTTAAGAAATCAACGATACTGCCACTCATATCTTGTGGTGGATTTAAAACAGATCCTAATCCTGATGCTAATGCTCTATCTTGTCTAGATAAAGGAGTATCTTTATCAGCCATTAATCCATCTTGAAACATAGGTACTCGCATGCCAAATTCTGGTGAAAATTTTTCTGGCCTAGGAATCATTCTGTTTTCCATACCCATAATTGGTTGGGGGGGAGTCATAGGCATACTTGGCAGCATATTATTTGGCTGGGCTAGGGTACCTGATATACCTCTAAGATTACGCATGATATTTTGTTTAACACTATCGGGCAATCCTCCCATAGGAGATATTTTAGGCATTTGACTAAAATCCATATCGCCAATAGGTTGACCAAAGATTGTTGGGTTGAAAGAAGGCATTCTACCTCTAAAACGCATATCTCCAATATTAGGCTTCATAGGAGAAACTGCCATTTTGTTTCTTAGTCTACTAAAAAAACCCATTACATCATGCCCATATTCATCTCAGGCTGACTTTCTCCCATCAATAATTTCTCAACCATTTCTAATTCTTCAATAGTTAAGCCTATTTCAGCCAAAAATTGTGCTATTTCTTCCTCTGTAGCTCCATTTGCCTCTAATTGGGCAACAATATTTATGATCTCTTGTAAAGATTGTAAGGCTTCTTGCTTTTCTTCGGGGGAAATTTGAGATAATTCTTGCATGAGCATATTTTCAGGCGACATATCCATACTTTGATTGCCTTGATTTAGACTCTGTTCTATTTGATCTAGTTCGTCCATATTTTTCTCCTGTAAAAAGGGTACGAAATATATATAAGGAAGGAGAAAGACCGTAATCGGGGTTGTTCCACTCGTACCCTTTTTAACTTACCAAAGATTGTAACACTAGGTTTATAAAAAAAGATAGGGTTGTGCTACAAATCATTATTATTTGAGAGAGATGTTGTGTAAAGCTTGTGTTATATGCCTTGCATTTTTTTTAGCGATGGGGGGGTTTTCCATCCCAGCGCGCTCCCTCCGATCACCTGCCCAAAAGAATCCTGCTCTTTTGAGTGGACAAAAAAAAGGACACCTAAGTGTCCTTAATAATTTGACATCAAAGTATGATGTCGATTTAACTACTTCATAATCTCCCTCCTATGTAGTTGTGCTTTTTTATTTTGTTTCCACAAAGTCTTAACTTTGTGAACAGCTTGTATTTCATTCCGATATACATACGGAGTTATAAAATAGTTTGTATTACCCGTAGGAAAAATCCTAACCTCATACATGATGTCAACCTTAGTTGACATCATCACGAATAGGTAAAAGGTTATTAGGTTGATTATTGCCTAATGCCTGAGTTTCTTGATTACTAAACAAAGCCATATATTCCTCATAACATATCTGACCATTACGAATTACTGTAATGCCATTTATTACAAGTTCCTGACAATTCTCTTCTAAAGCAAGACCAACAACCTGTTCACCTTGCATTATTTGTATATTCAATTTCATAGTTTTTCTCCAAATGTTTATTGTTCTAATATAACACGATTTGATTACTATGTGTAAATTAATTTAATTTTATTTTTTAGACCTAAATCTAGCTTGACGACACCCTGGAGTGCGTTTTTTTTGTGTTAGGTGTGGTTTAGCTTTGCTAACCTAAAGAAAGAAACAACTACATTTGAAATCCCGATCCCGATATTACTCTATTAATAAATAGACTAAAAAGAACAAAAGTATTAATAGGAGTATATCCACGAGCAGACGCCAGCGCGCGCGCTAACTTTTGTTATGTGTGTGACAAAGGGCCAGGCATCTGGGGCAACTATGAAACCCAGAGCCCGACCCGACCCGAGACTTATCTATCACAAAAAATGACATCAAAGCCATAGTATGTTTCAAGATACCAGTCCTGGATTCCCTGAGGAAAGCTATAACTATCTGGACAGGATCCCAAAGAATAGCCGACACCCCAGTCATGCGGTCCAGCCTCATATGTAACCCAAATATCTCCCTTATCCACTTCTGAGAATTTTGAACTATCATCTGACATGCTTACTTCCCATTTAGGATCGTGCCCAGTTCTCCTGGCTTGTTCCTTTAGGGCTATATACAATTGCTTTGCTGCCTCTGCTTTTGGCACTTTCTGCGTGACAAAATCAGGCAACAGACTTGGATCTAGCTCAAAATAATAATTGAACCCTTTCTCTTTTACATTTGACATATTACTTCTCCTTTTTTATATGTAAGCTCAATATACAGATTATTTTACTGATTGTAAACCCTTCTTTTAATATTAATTAACGCTGCATTTTTGGCATCTAACGCAGCCGAAGGGCCTGGATGGAAGCTCAGGTGTTAGGTGTTAACCAAAAAAAATTCAAATCCCAGTCCAGATCCTGAATTTAGATCCCGATTCCCGATTGTTTTTGATTTATAGATCTCTTTTAGGCAACAAGAAACTTTCCCCCTGGAAAGAGGGCCAATTTTTTGTGTGAGGTGTTATTTAAAAAATTAGATGACCAAAAAAAACGGGATTGAATATCAATCCCGTTTCCCGTTTATTCTATTAGTATGATTAGGACTAACAGTAGTAATATTAAAAACCATTCAAGCATTCATTTTATCTTCCTTTTTTAGTGGATTTTTTGGAAGTAAAAAATCAGACTTGACTAATTCTTTTAACATTTCTTTTGGTAGATGACTTAATATGTCTAATGCTACATCAATCATAAATCTATATTCTTCGTAGCTTTTATCCATTCTGCTATATCTACCCATAACTCTATAACCAAGTACGCTAAAATCATCTAGCTTGATTGAAGTTAATTTTTTATTTTTAGACATACTTTACTCCTCTATTAAATGAACAATAAAGTCGCCAAGCCTTAACAAGCATTTCTGCTTCTTCTTTAGGTAATTGGAACGCTTCGACCAAAGATTGAGAATAACTCAATACAGTATTTTTTTTAGACGCTTGAAGTTCGTCTAAGAACTCAAAATACACAGTTTCATTTTTCATATACTTCTCCTTTATTAATATGAACCTTGATTATAACAAATGAATACTAAGTGTAAACCTTTTTTTTATAGTTGACACAACGCAGTTTTACCAGCGCGCGCGCTAACTTGGTCTTAGGTGTAAATTTCTACCAGAAACCTAGCTTCTAAATAATAAATAATACAAACCCCGATCCCGTTTTACTCTTGACATACTTGACAGGCAGGAGATCCCAGCGCGCGCTCCATCCAGCTCTATAGTGTTATAAAAAAATTTTTAACCACCTGGTTTTTTACTATAAACAGTCCCGTTCCCGTCCCGATTACCTGAAGTGCCAGGAGGGCCCTCTGGATCTCCTGAGTGATGTGTATGTGTTAAAGTATACATATGGTTCAAAATAGCAAAAAAGCTATCCCGTCCCGTCCCGTTTGAATTTATATTGGCAGACCGACCGAGGGACAAAGAAAATGCTAATAATCTCACCCCCCTATGAAAATAATATTATTTACAATATTTTATAGATACTAATAGTAATCTCCATAAAAGTATGTATAATTTACATATAGTAATCATTAACAGGAGAAATAATGAAATACAAATTGAAAGAAAATAATAAATTTACGCATATCAGGAAGAACACTTTTGATATACCAACAGGGCCGTTAGATAGTCCTATAACGAACGGACATGAACTCTACGAGTTTCTTATGAGTATAGCTAACAAAGAACGCTATCAGTTCAAAGGAAGAGGTAGAGGTAGCCGTAAGAAATACGGAACTGTTAGAGATCTACCAATAGAATACGCTGAAAAAATAGCACTCTATCACTCTACTAGAGATCATATTGCTTACAAAGAAATACAAGAATTAGAAAGATCTAACTCAGCTTGGAAGATTAGCTGTCAGTTAGAAAATGTTATGTCAGCGATTGAAGATCATAACGCAGAGTTTAATAACGATTTAGAAGTAGAATTTAGCAACAAGGAGGAGTTATGCCAAGAGTAAAACATCTAACCAGAGGAACGACTATAGAACTTACAGCAGAGGAATCTCATAAGTTTATAGATCTAATTAATGAACTTGATAATACTTTATTTACAGTTTATGAAATACAAGATTTATATTTATCAGACATACAAAAATTAAATGATTTAAAGCTTCATTTAATTAGGTTGTTTAATTTAGATTATGACAGGGACGACCGCAGATATATTAAGGAGAAAAAATAATGTCTACATATTACAGACCAAGCACACCAATACCATTAGATGATATTAAGAACAACAAGAGTCTTAAACTACAAGGCTTTAAAGTGGTTCAAGAAGATGGAGAACAATATTTTTATTGTGATTCATATTTACATTTTAGTACAGACAACAAAAATAATGTGATAGATCTATACAGATACAACAGCAATAATGCTGATGATGTATTAGAGCCGTTGTCTATAGAGTTTGGAGTAGATTTCATTAGTGAGTATGAGGACGAATACCAGGATCTAGCAAGTCCAGATACACCTGTAATGACTTTTAGTTGGGAGAGCCTAGCAGAGCAAGGCCATTCACCTAAGATGATTGAAAGTACTTTAGCAGAACAAGGAAATGAAAATGAAATATGAAGTTAAGACCGACCCCAGATATTGGGATTGTGATTGCGATAATAAATACATACATCTTAAAACAGACAAATTGTCTTGTTCTATATGTGGAATGACTGAAGATGAGTGTTCGGATTCAAGACCGAATGAAATTAAATTGTATTATACAAATTATAAGGAAAACCAAGATGGATAAAGATAAACAGAAAAGGTTAAAAAAACTTTGGTGGTCCTTGTTTGAACTAACAAGCGAACTAGGAGATTTAAATTCTAGGGACGTGGTTCATTTAGGTATCTCATTCTTTGGAACAGTAGGAATTGATTGTGCACCTACAGAACAAGAAGGCAAAGAATACATGATAGACATAATTAATAATTTGGAATTTAAAAAAAGGAGTGCAGATGAAAGTTGAAAAACTTATAAAAATTCTACAAAAGTTTAATCCTAAAGATGAAGTAATTTTCTATCACTTAAAAAACTACAATCTAAAAGGTTGTCAGTTAGAAACTGTTATAGAAACTGAGTTAGGTGTTGAACTAACAGTAGAGGATAACTAAGATGCTTGAAGTATTAGTTGCTATAATTGTCTTATCAGCTTTAGCTTCATTTAGAGATTAGTTTTTGCTGGGTGGAGGTATGTATATTTATACTTCTCCAAAACTCTGCTTGGCAAGTGACTCTTTGATAGTTTGAGTCGTTAATCCAAAACTATCACTTAAACAAAGTGGTGCTGACGAGATTCACGAGGTCAGTTAAATGATGACTTGTTAAATACTCCAGCCACACCTTTTACTGGAGTTATTTATGGAATGGTTTTTATTTTTCTGCGTTATCGCTTTGTTGATTGTCGAGTAAAGGATCTTCTGGCTTTACTTCAATAGTTTGTCCTAATAACTGTGCTAACCTTTTCTCTACTTCTTCCCTAGACATTTGATCTATTGTCCCGTATTTAACTTCTTTGCGATCCACAACCAGGCCTCCAACCTTCAAGAGCATACCCTGGGCTGCAACAGCAGCGTTATAACTGCCGTTCTCTAAGGCTTTATCCCGTATGGTATACAAATCTTGGACAGCCCGATCATAATTGAGTTCATACTTCTTTTTAACTTCATTCATTAAATGATGATATTCAGATCTAACGAGTGGATTCATCATTAACTTATTAGCTTGTTGGCGTGGATCTTTGTACCCAGCCTTACTTGCAGCTTCAATCAAGCTTTCGCGTGGATTATTAACTGCGTTCCAGATAAACAAGTGTTGCCTACGATTCAGGCGTTTATCAAGTGTAAAATATTCTATTGGGGGATCATCAGTATCTTTGATGATGGGATTATATACTAGCTTTTCGTCAGCGACTCTTGGTTTCATAAGTACTTATAAATATTACCTTACCCTACCAATCCTTATAGTATTACCGAGATGATAGCATCTGAGCTGAGCGCGCGTCAATATATTTTTTATAAATATATGTATGTTTTATTTATTACTCTGACAAAAATGACAAAAATAAAAAAATCCCGAAACCCCCGTGTTTATAAGGTTTTCTTGCGTCATGACACTTATGACAATAATACGACAATAATAATTTATGTTTATTTTGTTTTAACTTTGCCATTTTTATGAACATCATAAACTCTTTTATGAAAATATTTTATAAACTCACAAACTTCATTAGCTTTATAGCAAGCTTCTTTGTGTTCAAGTTCTAAACTAAAATAAACTGTTAATGCTGTGTGTCCAATGTCTTTTAAAGGCAGATTATATGAATCAAGTCTATTCATCATTTGTTTTAAAGATTCTTTTTTAATATCATCTTTACTCTTCATTCTCCCTTTTAAAATATCTATACCTTTTTTATGTGCCATGTTCTCAAGACTCCGTAAGACTATATTTTAGCGTTAATTCTTCACCTGATTTAACTTTTACAGTAGTAACTAAATCGTACATATCCATCTCTAAGAATGTATTAACTTTTTTCACTAAAACACAATTTGGTTTATCCGAGTGGTTGATAAAACCGCCTAATGGCATACGGATTAAATTAAGGTGAGTTTTTGCTCTATTAGATCTTATATGCGATATACCTAAATTAGTGTTGCCTGTTATATCTTCAACTGCAAATAGACCCAAACCCTCTATATCACTAGGCTGTATTGTTAAACAGTCTGGTAAGGGCCTATAACTAAATTTATCACTCATATTTACCGCTAATGCCATGAAACTCGTCCCACATATCATTTAGGTTGTCTAAATAGAATGATGATTCATATTGCGAACTTATCTTTATTAGATTGTTCTTGAACTCATTAACAGTCTCGGCACCCTCTATAGCTATCTCACAATCACTTTCAAACTGAATTAATAGATCTTTTAGTCTTGACATAAATACTCCTTTTTCTTTTTTTTGTAATCTTTAATTATCCATTCAATTTGTATGGCTAGAGATCTCATACCTAAAGCATGATCGCTTTCTCTATCGTCCTCATGATCGGTGTCAATAAGAACAGTGTTAGTTAACTGTTTGATCTCTTCAATGCACTCAGTTTCCAAATCCCTCATGTTATACTCCTTTTAAGCAAGGGAGTTCTAGCCAGGCCCCCTTGATCCTGATAGATGTCAATATGTACGGAGAGCAGTACTAACATCACTAGATAAGCCAAGATCATGTAAAAACATCAGAACATCAGTTCTGGGATCCTCACACTCTACTCCCACAAAACTTTTGTAATACTTTCTGTAATTATAAGTCAGCTCATCTAGATCTCCAAACCCGTCCATACACGCATTTTTAAAGGCATTATTAATATTTAATCTAAATTGTTCTTCCTTATCATACATAATTTAATCTCGTTGTAGTAGACATATTATATGAAACTCTTTACAATTACAAACTATATATATAAGGAGTAGTTTATGTCTGAAGAAAAATCAGATTTCGACTGGGAAAAAGAGCAGAAAAAAGATTATAACTTTATAGTCATATCTGAATTTATCTCTATCGTCGAAGAAATTAGTAAAATAATTAATCGTAAAAACGAGGAGAAAAAAGATGGAAAATAAAGAGCTACCACAAGATCTAGCAGAACAACGCCAAATAATTATGGGTGATGCTTTCTACCTGCCTGGTATAAGTAATAATGATTATCATGCTTCATCAGGCGTATCATCATCAATTATCAGAAAGTTTGGCAGAAGTCAGCTTCATGCTTTGCGAGAAGAAGTAGAAAAAACACCAGCTTTACGCTTTGGATCCGCAGCCCACTCTTATATTGTTGAGGGAGAAAATGTATTTAACAATGAAGTGGCTTGCATCAGTGGATCTCCCTATACCAACGCTAACAAACAATTGCGCGCTGACTATGAGGCTAGAGGCTTAACAGTAATAACCGTTGAAGAAAGAGATAGGATTATTGATATGAGTAATTCTCTTTTACCAGAGGCATATAAGATGTTGAACCCTGACGAGGGTGATTATCCAGGTGCATTTGAATCACCATATGAGCAAGCAATATATTGGTATGAAAAAGGATTATTGTTAAAAGTCAAATCTGATGTCATACGCAAGCCTTTGAATCATCCGCACGCATCTAACTCAGTTATCTTAATTGATTATAAAACTACGGCTGATTGTTCTCCTAAGGGGTTTACCAGTTCAATTTATAAGTTTGACTATCACCTGCAAGCTGCTTGGTATAAGAGAGCTTACGAGAGAGCTGGTCTTAAAGTTGAAGGTTTTGCTTTTGTTGCTCAAGAAAAGAAAATACCTTACGCATCTAAAATATTTTGGATTAGTAATGCAGATATGGATAAAGGTTGGGTTTATTTGGATAGATTGATTACTGAATACAAATCAGTAGTAAATGGAGCAAGTCCAACAATCTACAACACGCCACATCAAGTCAATATAGATATAGTATGGAGAAAAGAAAATGGATAAAGATAACGCTGTTTATACGCCACCACACTATACTCAAGGTGAGATAGAGTTTATACAAGCTATGAGATCTATGCTTACGCCAGAAGAGTTTAAAGGTTTTTGCAAAGGTAATGCCGTTAAATATATCTGGCGTGAAGCACATAAGGGTAAAAGCAAGCAAGATTTAGAAAAGGCCGTTGTATATCTTAACTGGGCTATTAATCAAATGGAGTATTAGAATGAAAGAGATTGAACAAATTAAAATGCGTAAAGATATTGAGGTTTTAAAAGATAAATACAATATAAGAATACTTAGTCTTGCAAAAAAAATGGGTTTACGTGAAGTTAATCTTAGAAATTTTATGGATGGTAGAAAACTTATTGACAGAAATCATGAGATAGTAAAACAAGGATTACTGGATGTTATGCAAGAAATTAAAGAAGCTAAAGAATATAAAGGCTTTGACCAAGGAGAAAATAATGTCTGAAAAAGAAGATAACAACATACCAACAATACAGAGGAACTTTGCAGATGATTTTATAACTATATCTTATCCAAATGGTAAGGTGATAAAATCTTATATTGATGGTAGAAAAAAAGATGTAATTATATTTGAGGGAGAAAATGATGATTGATGTTTTAATATGGTTATTTGTAATCTTTTTAGTCTGGAATGTGCTGGCAATGTCTTTAGTTTATACTCGTAGATGGGTAGATAGAAATAAACAAGATATAGTTAAGTGCAAATGGACAAAGTAAATCCATACTTCCTAAAAAATCCCTCTTTAATTAGCTTTTCAGGTGGTCGCACATCTGGATATATGCTGTATCAAATACTAAAAGCACATGACGGCAAGTTGCCAGATGATGTCTTTGTTGTGTTTGCTAATACAGGTAAAGAGATGCCTGAAACATTAGACTTTATTCAAGAAGTTGGTGATAAGTGGGGCATAGATATTCGCTGGTTAGAATTAGATATACATGATGAAAGGCCTATATTTAGATCTAAAGAAGTAAATTATGAAACTGCAAGCAGAAATGGAGAGCCGTTTGAAGCATTAATAGACAGGAAAATGATGCTGCCAAATACAGTTATGCGGATCTGCACAGTTGAAATGAAAATTAAAGTCCTGGCAAGGTTCATGAGATCTAACGGTTTTAAAGAATGGGATAATGTTGTTGGCCTTAGATATGACGAACCTCATAGGGTAGCAAGAATGAAAGCAAACAATGACAAAGATTTAGAGTCTTGGTTTTCATTAGCACCATTATATGATGCCAAAGTGGTTGTTGAAGATGTTTCAGAATTTTGGAACAAAAGTAATTTTGATTTACAGCTTACAAACTTTAACGGTAAAACCCCTGCAGGCAATTGTGATCTATGTTATTTAAAAGGTGTTGGAACTCTTACAAGAGTTATTAAAGAAAAGCCAGAGCTAGCAGATTGGTGGATAGCACAAGAAGAAAAGATAAGAAAACACAAAGAAAAAATGGGCAGTAAATACAACGCCCAATTTAAAAATAATATTTCTTTTATAGAATTAAAAGAACAAGCTACAGCGCCCAACGTAATGCCAGAACTTTTTCCTGATGATGGAACGAGTTGTTTTTGTACGGATTAAAAAGAGTGGGGCCTTTCAGCCCCACCAAGGACACTCTTAAAACGATGGCTTATTGCCAACCTTTGGCTTTTCAAGAGCTTTGTAAGTAGGTTCTGCAGCTGAACTAATTTTAGTTCTATTCTGCTCATCCTTAACAGTCTCACCCAAATTATTAACCCAATCGTTAGGTGCAACATATAAATTAATCATAAGTTCTTTACCTACAAATTGATTGTATGTAGTTGGAAAACTTGTCATACCTAAAGCTTGAGTAATCATAGTTAAAAAACCATTATTAAGTTTTTTAGTTTCTAGATTTGGATGCCAAACACTTAAATATTCTCTATAGTTTTTGTATTTACCATTTTCTAGCTCATACACAAACTTTAAGCTTTTGTTTCCATTCTCTTCTTTAATATGCTCACTACATTCAATAATTTTAGCTTTAACATATCCATCTGGAGCAACAGTTTTTTTTGGCTCTTGCTCCGCCTCAGGCATATCTTTTGGATCTACCCAATCTATTCCTTCAAAATCAGACACTATGCACCTCCTGTTCATTATCTGACTGTTCAACAACATTTAACGTATTATCGTTAAATCCCAATTTAGCTATGATGTCTGTAGCATTAGTTGGTTCATAAGTCTCCAACTTGCCACTTCTATCTTTCGCAGTAAAACCATCATGTGTACTGGTCTGCAGCCACCTAGTGTAAACAGGCTCATCATTCTCACCTTGTTCTTCAGCAACTCTTAAAACCAAGACTTCATCAAATAAATACATGATTTCTTGACCGAGTTTGGTCCCTACCATGAGTGGTTCATAAATCATAGTATTGTCTACATTTTGTTTGCTCATTTTTGCAAGGAACAAAACGTGCATATGCAGATCTCTGTAAGATCTCATAACATTTACTACAGATGATTTAACTAAACCATATGCTTTTCTAGGATCTTTATGTCTTGCAAGCTCAGCTTCTAGCATTACTTCACTAATCTCTGATATTGAATCAAGACATACAGTATCATATTCTAAGCTACCATTCTTAAGTTGATCATGAATTTCCATAACTTCATGAGCTTCCTTAACTTCGATAGCATCAACATTTTTGCTGTCTTTAATGGAAAGCAGTCCAGCCTCTGCACTAATCATTAAGATTTTACCAGGAGCGGTAGAACATAGTGTTGTTTTACCAGATCCTGCCTCCCCATATACTAAAATCTTAGCGCCCTGATTATCAACTAATTCGCTAGGGCTAACGATACGGTTTTTTATATTCATATTTACTCCTTAAATATATTTGATTTATCCTAACATATCATTTACTATGTGTAAAACATTTATTTAGAATGTGTAAAACACAAAAAGTATCGGGATTGTATATGACAAAAAAAACAAGTTGGATTGACGAAATGCAGAACAAAAATTATTGGATGGCTGATTATTTCCATATCCAAAAAGTATTGGCAAGCAAACAAATTAAATTGCTTGATGCAATCAACATTAAACCAACATTAAAGGAAAGACAAGTGAAAAGAATAACATTAAAAGATTGGATTGAATTTCTTGGTATGCCAAAAGCTGCTAAGGAATGTAATGTATCAGAGGCCACTATAAAAGCCTGGCGATATGGTTACAGACAACCTTCAATTGAAAAAGCAAAAGAAATTATCGTGGCTTCAGAGGGGAGACTGGATTACGAATCTATCTTCGGTGAAATAAAAGATTTTGTTGAAATTTAATAAATGTTTCAGCTTAATGTTGATGAACATGATTCATCACACGACTTAGCGCTTGCATATTTTGATAACGGTTATAACGTAGTACCTCTTCAAAGGTCCGATAAAAAACCACCGTCTTTTTTTAAAGGTTGGGAACAATATAAAACTACGCGGCCTGAAAGAAGTGAAGTATCTAGCTGGTTTCAAAATAGAGACAATCTTTCAGTTGCTATAGTTTGTGGTTCATTTTTAGTTGTAGATGCTGACAGCCCAGAGTCAATGACTTGGGTTGAAGAAAACTTACCTATTACTCCTGTTAAAGTTTTAACAGGTAAAGGTATGCACTTTTATTACAATAATCCACAAAACTATACAACATTTGCCACTAGACGTACTGACGAGACACCTAGCGAGCGCTTAATAGATATTAGGGGCGTAGGTGGTCTTATTATTGCACCTTTCAATAGACACGCTAATGGACAGATCTATAAGTTAAAAACCATTCCTGAATGGGATGTTATGGACCATAACGATTTACCTGATTTTACAGAGGTAGAATGGAAAAAAGTAACAGGCGTTTCAAATACTATTTCAAATAACTCTACAGCGCCATTTGCATTAGACGGCGTTAATGAAGGTAGCCGTAATGATAGTGCAGCAAGACTAGCAGGCTATCTTATATCTAAAAATGTTAACCAAGATTTTATTAAGTTTTTTATGCACTCTTGGAATGATCAAAATAAACCCCCTTTACCTCAAAAAGAAGTTGAAAGTGTTGTAGATAATGTAAAGAAAACTCATGATAGAAAAAATGCAGTTGCTCCATTATTTGTTAAAGAACAAGACAACATAAGCCGTCCTAAAAACTTATTTAATCCACCAGGATTACTTAAAGATATGTTTGATTTCTGTGAGTCTTTAGCTCAGGTTCCACAACCAGAACTATCCGTTGTTGCAGCTTTGTCATTAGCTAGTGTTAGTTGTGGCAGATTATATAGAACTGAAATGAATAATTATTCAAGTTTATATTTTATGTGTGTAGCTAAATCAGGCCAAGGTAAAGAAAACATAAAAACATTTGTTGAGACAGTTTTAAACGAAAGCAAACATAAAGATCTTGTCGTAGGAGATGGCTATACATCTAGTGGTGCTGTTCATTCGGTTTTACAAGTAAGACCAACGCAGATCACCATTATGGATGAGTTTGGTAAAAGATTAGAGTCGATTAGCCATCAATCAAACTCTAACAGAGAAGATGGCATACAAACTCTTATGGAAGCTTGGGGAAGATGTCACGGTGTTTTAAGAGCAGACAACTATTCTTTAATGGGTGTGCCAGATGATGTAAAAGAAAAGATGATGAACAGACAAACTTTAAAACCAGCTATTACCCTGGTTGGCTTATCAGTTCCAAAGAACTTCTACAAAGCTTTACATAGTGGCCGTATAGCAGACGGTTTCTTAAATAGGTTTATGGTTATTGAATCAAAAGAACCCAGACGAGTAGCAGGCTTAAAGAAGTGGACAAAGCCACCAGTCACAATAGTCAATTGGATAAACATGATACGTTCATCTCGTTTTCAAACTGACGAATTGGGACAAAATAATTCTCAATTAAATCCTGCTCAAAATGTTTTAACTTTTGATAATCATGCTAAAGACATGTTGCAAGAGTTTGCAAAAGAAATAGTTCAAAGACAAGACATACTTGAAAAAGAAAATTTAGAACCGTTGCTTTCAAGATCTAGAGAAAAAGCTATGCGTCTATCTCTAATTTGTGCATTAGCGACAGATGTAAAAGCTAAGGTCATTAATGGAGATGCTATGCGGTGGGCAATAGACTACGTTAAATACTACGATCTTATGTTTATAGAAGCTTGTAGAGACAAGGTTGCTAGTTCTGCAACTGAATCAAGAATCAAACAAGTTTTATCATTTATTAGATCTAGAGGTGGCGAGGGTATATCTAAACGAGAAGTTGATCGACATGAATTATTTAGAAGTATGAAGTCTTATGAAGTCAAAGAGATTATTGAAAGGCTTACTAATGCAAGAGAGATACAAGAGATTGATGTCAAAGTAGGTGGTAAAGGTAGACCAACCAAAAGATATGTAGCAATAGATCCAACATTTTACGAGGAGTAAGTATGAAAACACCATCATTTGAAACACATTTAGATCAAAAAAGAGAAGAACGTATAGCTGGTTTTTTAGAGTCAGAATGGGATGTTTCCTGTCATAAATTACCAATTAGCTATGGCTTAGATTATTGGATTGAATCAAAAGAAAAATGTTATTGGTGTGAGGTTAAGTGTAGATCTATACCATATGATAAATACGATACTTTAATATTAAGTGCAAATAAACTTACTAAAGGATCTATGCACTCTATGGCTACTGGTTATCCTTTTATTATAGTATTTGGTATGACTGATGGTGTTTACATGCACACTTGGAGATCTGAACAGCGCTATGAGATTATGATGAACATCAGCCAAAATCCAACATATGCCGAAGATAATGAACCTTATGTGCATATACCTAAGGGCCAAATAGAAATATTGAGAGAAAGTCCACTTGGCTATTTAAGTTCAGATATTGGTTATTCATGAAAAAAAATACCAAGTCTACTAAACTTACGGATGCTCAAACTGCGTGGCTTCAAAGACAGCAATTGTTTGAATCACACCCTATCTACAAAAGTAATTTAGTTAGACAGATATGCGTTTTGTTTGATGGCGTTGTTGAAGAAGTAGATGGTAAAAAAATATCTAAACTATAGGTCTGCCAGCTATTTGCTCGGCAAAATCAATCCTATCAGCATCTAGTCCTCTATTAATATCTATAGATCCAATCTCTGGAAACTGTATCGGTGTAGTTTGTGTAATTTGTCTCTGACGTGATATTTGATCATCAAAGTCTGCTGCTTGATCAATTGTAGTATCTATGACTTCAGATGCTTGGTCAGAAATCTGATCAATAATGCCTGTTTGTTGAATATCTTCTGATAGAGCATCAAATTCTTCTTGTGTAAGTTTTGAGAAGTCGTTGAAACCTCTACCTACTAATCTTATACCTTCTTGTCTTGCAGCTTGTTCAAAAGCTTCTACGACTCTTATTACTGAACCTTTATCTGTTTTAGTCATTAACTTTAAAAATCCAGGCCTAGAGAATAAATTTCTAAACAAAGCAAGACTTGCAATAGTAGGCAACATGCTAATGTTGAATGCGTTTACAGCAATACCAGCAGCAATAAGTGTTCCTGCTGCACCACCTCTGCCTACTTCTCCAGGTGTTAAATCATCTATAGTATCAGCCAAATCTCTCAAACCTCGTCTAGTTTCTCTGCCGAACATAGCATCAAGAGTCTCATCACCATAACTATCCAAACTATTTTTTAGATTATTTGCTTTGAAAATATCTGTTATGTTTCCTTTGCCATTTAGATCTATAGAATTTTTAATTAATTTATTCATGCTGGCTCTTTGAATTTGTCCAAAGACTTCTGGTGAAACCGTATCTTTTAAAATCTGTATGTTATTGCCTGCGTTTGGTCTAAATATTTTTTTAGTGGCCTCGTCCACTCCAATTCTAGGCAACTCTGAGATAGCTGCATTCGCTTCAAAGTCAGCTAATTTTTGTGAATCTTCTGCTAGATCTCTTAATTTATCAACAAATTTTTTACCTGCATTTGGTTTATACAAACCTCTTTCAGTAGCCGTTATATCATCTGCTAACTTTAAAATATCTTTTGGCTTAAGATTAGGTCTGATTCTGCTTATTTGTTCTATGGTATCTGTTATTTGTTGTGCTTGACCATCAAATAACATATCTAATTTTTTTGGATATTGTCCTTGAAATCTTCTAATGTATCTTGCAAAGTCATTAAAATTAATTGGATCTAAACCAAAAGATGTGGAATCTTCCAAAGCATCTCTAAACAATCTTCTTTGTAACATAGTTTTTATTTCAAGTTCTTTTGTAGATTTAATTCCAACATCTGCTTGATAGCCGTCAAACTCTTTGATAGCTCTAAAAAACATGCCTAAATCTTTATCAGAACCTTTTTTGACTAAAGTTTGAAAAACATCATAATCATCAAAAGCACCAGTATTTTCAGCATTTGCTATGGCTCTTTTTATTTTTATATTATCAAAAGCTTCACGTCTGGTTCTATATGTTAAATTAGCGTCTTGTAATTCTTTGACTACCCCAACTAACTCCTTTTGTTGGTCTTTTGTCATTTTGGGTTCCAGTCTTTCTAAACCTTCAGCATCAAACTTTCTCATAAATATTTTAGGATCCTGAAAATCATCTAATGTGTTTTCAAATTCTTTCAAAACTTTGCCTAAAAAATTAGAGTCTTGACCCTTGATAATTTCCTGAGCCTCTACTTTTTTTAATTTACTAATAATGTTTCGCATCTGTGTCAGATTTAAAAGTTCATCTGCTGCGCCACTTGAACTAGATATTTCGTCTAAATATTCAACTAATTGTTCTACAGCTTTTGCAACACCTGTAACATCTTCTGTTCTTGCTACATTAAAGTTGAACGCTGGATTATTGATTTTGTATTCTTCTGTCATTTTCTTGATCTTTGGCAATAACCTATGTTTGATGTTGTCAGAAAAGACTCTTTGAGCATTTATTGGTAAAGCAGCAAAAGCGTTATCTAATGCGTTATATCTTTCAAATGCCTGTTTTAAAACCAAATCATCTGCTTGAGTTAGTGCATCTTTCATAATTCCACCAATCTCATCTTGTGTATAAGCAACATTATAAAGATCGAAATTATTTGTTTCTTCAACTATATCGTTGAAAAAAGATTCTAATTGTTTTGTAGTGTCAGCCTCTGCTTGTTGTAATTTTCTTAAACGAGCAGTCACTTGTTCATCTAAAGATCCTTTTGTTGATTCATCTATGTATTTAATCAAAGAAGCTTTTTCGGTATTAATATTTTTAAGAGTCGTATCTAATTCATTAAAGATAAAATCTTTTAGATCTTCGCCTCTTTTGCCTGGACCAAATATTTGTTCTCCTACGGCCTGCGTTCTACCTACTAACTTTCTACCTAAGGTTTGTTGTGCAACAGCTGCACCTGCTTTATAAAGACTTACTTTGCCGTCTTTTATAGCTTTTTGTATTTCTTTCTCAGTTGCTTCTCTGCGTAAGCTTCTATCCAATTTTTTGACATCACCTATAGATATTTTTCTAGCAGCTAAGTTATATAATCTCAACTTATCGGTTGCTACATTTTTGCCAAGTAGTAATTTATACCCAGTACCAATTAATTCGCCAATTGTTTGTCCACCAAAACCTAAAACAAATTCACTACCAAGATTCATAGCTTGTTCATTCCTGTCTTTAAGGTTAAAGCCTTCTTGGGCATCAAGTACTTCCTCTGCTGCCTCACCAGCTACAGATCCTAAACCAGCACGAAAAGCTCTTTCTAGCCTAGGTCTACCTACCAGTAAATTGAAGATACCTTTAAATACTTGTCTTTGTGGAGATAAAGCCGCTATGGCACCTAACACAGGACCTACGGTTCCAGATAGATCTGCTAGATCTCCCCCTTTAAGATTTAAAGTTCTTTCATCAATAATAGTGTTGATAGGTTCTTCTGAGCCATCACTTAACGTAACGGTTTTGTAATCTAGACCTAATTGTTTCATGCCCATAGGTGTAACTGCTAACTGGCCTTTACTGTTTCTTGTAAAACCATCAGAGCCTAACAAATTAGTCATCAAAGCGTCTTGTTCTGCAAACATTTTAGGTCCTATTTCTATACGGCCTAGTTTAGATCTCAAACCTTTTATATTGGGGACACCAGTTTCATAATCAAAAAAAACATTATCTAACGACTCACTACCTTGATTGAAAGCAATATCTGCTTTTACTAATTTAATAGCCTCATCAATATTATTAGCTTCTTTAGTAACATAATTACCTGGGCTAATTTGTATAGTAAATTCTTGCATTAGTTGATTTGTTGGCCACTTAAGTTAAACACAGGATTATTGATTGATTGTGCAGTTTGATTAAATTGCAAAAGTGGATTAGAAGGATCTGCCGCTAAAACTCTTTCTAACAAAGTCATATTTTCAACGCCAAGAGCTCCTCTGCCTCTAAGCAACGGATCATTTAAAGTTCTATTTATAGATGATATAGTTCTTTTTCTGGTCCGTTGATTTGTTATTAAACTATCTCTACTTGCTCTAAGTTTTTCTAATTGTTTTTGTGGCGCCGTTGTAAAATCCAATCCACCAAATATTCTATCAAGAATATCTCTGTCAACATTTGATATAGTTTTACCAGACTCATTTAAAATATCTTTAATATTTCTTTGTTTGACTATTTCTATAAAGTTATCTATTTTTGTTGCATCAGACAATTCAGCTATTGGTATATTAAAAAAAGTTGCTGCTTCATCTTTAAATCTGTTAAATCTTCCCATTAATCCAGTTACTTTTGTACCATTCTTAACTGCATTATCAAAGAGTTCGATAGCTTGATTCATGAAGCTAATTGCTTGCTCACCACCTTCGTAATAACCTATTTCTTCATTTATTTGGGACTTTGCGTCATTAACTTTAAACAAATCAGTAACTCCAAAATCTCCAGAAGATGCTTTTTCTTTAGCAATAATTTTTTTCAATTCTTTAGTTAAGTCTCTTTCTTCTTGTCTAATTTTTTCTGATCTAGCTGCTTCAGTAGCTGCAAATGTTGCAGCAGCTCCAGATAAAGCATCAGTTAAATTATTGGCTTTTGATTGTGTTCCTAATGAAGAAAAGAATCTAGCTAAACCTCTACCATAATCTTTAGTTTCCAATTCTTTTGTTAGCTTATCGGATGACGGAGAAGGACCAGGAGCTGGTGTAATAACTTTTTCTTTGCCGTCTGCTCCAATAATACCAGCTAATTTTTGTGGATCTTTTGTACCTGCATCTTTTCCTTGAGTGCCAAAGTCTATAAGATCATCTGCTAATTTATTATCATCAATATCTTCTTGTGTTACTTTTGTAGGATCTGTAGGCTTATCAACACCAAAATCTATTTTATCAGGATCTATTGGTTCTTCTGGTGGTGTTAAATTTTTGGCTACGACTACTGTTTCATCAGCTTCAGGTTCGTATTTAGTTGTTATGTCTTTTATTCCCTCTGTAATTTCATCTCTATCAGCTTTACCAACTAATTTTATGCCTGGTATGTTTTGAACTTGAAACTCAGCTAAATCTTGCACGTTAAAGTCTTTACCTAAATCAATACCTCTAAAAACAGGATTTTCTTTAAATTCTTGTACTGCTCTCCCACCTTGAAAACTTTTTCCAAATTCAACTAATTTTCTTATAGCACCTTTACCTAAATCAAATGCACCATAAGCTGCAGTTTGTGCAAATGATCCAAAATCTTCAGGTGTTTCTAAAAAACCCTCTTTTCCATATCCAAGTCTTTGCCTAAATTCATCATCTGGTACATCTAATTTACCAAATGGCTCATCACCTTTTGCCCAATTTACAAGCACATTATCTATATCTCTAGACATAGTAGTACTAGGATCACTTGAATAAGCCAAATTCAATATTGGATAAATCTGCATACCGTCAAGTATGCCTTTGTCTAAAAGTTCTTTGAAATTAGACGGGAGCTCGTAGATATTGCCTTTTACCATAATTCTATTTGAGCCAATATCTGCTTTGGTTGTTGGTGGTGTAAAGCTAGTGTCTTTACTTACAGGTATGATTGAATCTAGTGGGCCAGCTGGTGATTTAGACATACTTGCAATATCACCACTAAAATCAGCCACCTCTGTTGTTGGAGCAACATTTTGACCACCTAATTCCTGTATACGATACAAAGGCACATCCAAACCTTGTTGAGCTAATTCAGATTGTATTTGACTTGCAGGCAATCCTCTATCAACTTTGCTTTGTATAAGTGGATCATAAATAGGATTACTAATTCTATCTCTAAATATTTGATCAACAGTCATGCCGCTGTTTAACATTTCTGCTTGTGCAATTGTTTCTGGGTTGGTTAAACCTGTTGGCAAACCACGCCTTTGACGTTCTCTGTTGATTGTTACAATTGCTAGTTCCATTTAAGCGCCATATATGTTGGAGTATAAACCGCCATATAGACCTGCGGCACCTTGTAATCCAGCTGTAAGTGGATCTCTTGGTACTCCATATTGGCTTGAAATGGTAGCTGCAGATGAACGATATTGAGGTAGTAAGCCAGCAATACCTGATAAAGTTTGTAAAGGCCTTTGTTGTTGTCCCATTTGTTGTGCAAACTGTCTTTGGAATTGTGTTTCTTGAATACCTCTTGGTATCTGACCCAAACTTCTTAATTGATTTTGTTGGCTCTGAGCTAATTGCTGTTGGAAACCGCCAAGCTGTCCTAATTGTCCACCATACCCAGCTAACTGCGTACCTAAACCTGCAGCAGTTGATCCGCGTTGAGCACCTAAACCTAGCAAATCACCAGCAAACCCTCGTTGTGCTGATGCTTCAGTTCCACCAAGTCCAGCAATAGAACTGGCCAACTGTCTTTGTGCGTCTAGTTGCCTACCAAATTCACCCATACCTAATTGTTGGGCTCTTTCAAAGCCTCTACTTCTAATTCCTGATATTGCTTCTCCTAAACCTCTACCTAAGGCTCTTTGTCTTTCTGCTGCGCCAAGCCTTGCTCTAGAACCAAAAGCAGATTCTCCACCTCTAGCTATATCTCCTGCTCTTTGTCTAATATCTTGTTGTGCTGAGGTTCTTAAAGCATCATCAATTGTTCTATCAATAACTTGTTGCTCAAAAGGATTCATGAATTGTTGTGTGAACCTAGGGTCATAAGATAATCCAGATATATTTCTAAGTATGTCTCTGGATTCTCCTAAGGCTCCCTGAAGTCCTGTTAGGCCTGTGCCTAATATTTGTTCGGCTCTACCAAAATAAGGCTCCTGTAGACTCTCAGCTCGTCTAGATTGCTCTATTGCTTGGTTTATTAAAGCTTGGTTTTGAGATAGAAATGGTGTAAATGATCCTATGCCTGCGCGAGCTTGATCTAATGCTGCTTGTTCTAAATCACTTATTTGTGCAGTTTGTTGTAAGGGTACATCTTGACTAATTAAATTGCCTGCAGCATCTCTGATTTGTTGTAAAAAACCTGGAGAGTCAGCGGTACCAAAATACAGTTGCGTTAATCTAGGATCTCCTAATTGTTCATTAGCGGCTTGACCTTGCAATACTGGCGCAATAGGGGCAGCTCTAGTGTAATCACCACTAAAAGATTTTTTTAATCTATCGTAAATATTAACCATAGTTTTCAAATGTTTTCATTAATTTCATCATGTTATCTGCACCTTTTTCTCTACTTGGTTTGCCAGATACATTCATACTTAATTTATCTTTACCAGTCTTAACTGTAAAAGCTCCAATACCTCTAACTGCTTTAGCAGTCATAACAAATTCACCATCACTCAGCATAGCAGGTATATCATCACTTGTACCTGTGCCAGGACCTTCAGATTCTCCACCTTGCCTCATATCTAAAACTTTTTCTGCTTGGCCGCCATCTGCAAATCTTCTGACACCAACATCAAAACCCATATTGCCACCAAAAGTTTGTGGCTGAGCTAAATCTGGTCTTATGCTTTGTCTTACATCTTGCATACCACCTGATGCTCTTTCTGCAGCCTCTTTATTTAATTTGCCATAGCCTATAGCTAATGCTGCTATTGCAGGATCTATTATTGGGCCACGACCATCATCTGGTGTTTGAAAGGGTGACTTTAAGACATCTTCTATACCTCTAATAAATCCTGGCGTTCTTCTGCCAAAAAAACTGCCCTCTTGCACATTAGGTCCATAAACATCTTCTAGTCCACTTCTTCCACCTAATCCAATGGCATCTCCTATACCTTTAATAAATCCTGGGGTTTTGCCGCCAAAAAAAGAACCCTGCGATTGACCCATAAGTGCAGCATATTGACTTTTAACTTGATCTGCTGGGTACATTTGCCCATCTTTACCTAAAATAAAACCCCTGCCGTTTATTTCTCTATAAGAATTTGGTTGAAATTGATTTAAAAAATCATTAGCACTGTCGCCTCCAGATGTTCTTATAAATCCTCCTGTTGGCATCATATTTGGCATCTGTTGGCCTGCAGGCATCCCACCTCGCATTACTTGACTCATTATGCCTTTAGGCGAAAACATACTTCCTATTCCAGAAGTAATGGCGTCTTTTCCAAATGTTAAAGCACTACCTAATCCACCACCAGACCCTGCAGTTATAGCAGTTCCTACGTTACCCATACCAGGTATGCTGCCTACAAAACTACCAATACCGCTTGCAACATTACCTAAACCAACTTTACCTAATAATGATCCACCTACAGCGCCTAATGCTTGCCCTACACCTGGTATTAATACAGCAGCAGGTAATGCTACTTTTGCCACTTTTTTAACGGCATTTTTAACTTTTTTAAATACTTTGGATAAAAATCCAAATTCTGGTAATCCTGTATTTGGATTTATAATTGCTAGGCTGTTGCCTACTTCATATTCTTGAGGATTTAAACCAACATTTTTCATGTCGGTTTCGACCATCTGCCTTGTTTCTGGTCTAATGACTGGCGGTACAACCATTTCACCTTTAGCTACATGAACTAGCTGATTATCTTCGTTCCTGCCTAAGGCTGCTATACCTGTTAATTTTTTCTTCTCTGATGCACTAAGCATTTATAACCTCATGTTTTATGTAGTTACAGTAACTGATCCTACACTTCCTGTTGCAGATAATCCTGTTAAGTAAGTACGGTGGCTGGTTAAATCAATAAATTCAGTACCGTCAAATACTTGCAACACCTCATTAGTGGTATTGAATATAAGCGTACCTCTATTAAAATTTAGAGAATCACGTTCAGTAGTTGATAATTGTATTGTATTATCAGGGTCTACTGCTCCCAAGTTTATCTCTAAAATGCGAACAAGTCTATTAAATAGTTCAACTGAAACTGTGTCGCCTACAGCTATAGGTAGCTGAGAGGGTAGCAGTTTGCTCATCTTCTACCGTCTTGTTTTACATCCATACGGGTTGCGCCTAAACGCCACCCTACTGATAGATTGCCGTCATTAGTAGCGTCATCATTTGATTCAAGTCGCAAAACTGCCTGTCTGCCTCGGGCTCTAACGTGTAATTGATTTGTGTCACTTTTTACTTCGCTAGTAGATTTAGTGGTTAAACTTGAACCATTTGCATTTCTAGTTTTTACAATTAAATTTACTGAGCAATTATTGGAATCTTCTATAAATCTTACATCAGGCAATATTCTGCGAATAAATTGGAAATTGTTGCCATCTCCTATATCAAAATCTGAGCTTTCAATAAATACACCAGTCATAGGCGAACCATCATCATTAAAACCTATTTCATGTTGAAATAAATAACTGTTAGCAGTAGCTTGAGGAAATGATTCAACACCTGAATCCAGCCAAGCAGTTCTCACTAACTGACCGTAATACCAAACTTTATCTTGATAGTTATAAATCACATATCTATCTATTTCCGTAGAACTTGCAGACGGATAGAACCAACCTACTTCATTTTCTTTGGTGTTTGTAAAAGCATGTATCTTAAAAGATTGACTTTCATTTATATCTGAAAAAACATAATTTAATACATTACAAGGTAACTTTTGAACCGTACCGTTATAAATATAAAAATTATCGTAAGACATAAAATATATGCCTTGTGGTGCAGTTATAGCACCTTTTGGTGATATTAAACCTGTAGCTTCGTTAATAAGGTTTACTGCAAATGTAAATGGTGGGCCAACAAAACGCATACTGTAAACTGAAGTATCAGTAAATATAACAATTTCTTGTCTAGCTTTGACAGCGCCTATAATTAAAGATCCAGAAGAAAGACGTAAAGATCCAGCAGTATTAGTAATTTTTGGCTCAAAATCTAATTCATTTTCTTGATCACTAAAAGCAATCAACATAGGATCTATAGTTCCTGTTCTTGCAGTACCGCCTGCATTTAGTGGATCTGCTCCCAAAATAATTAAATGTCTATCAATTTCTGATGTTATAACTTGTAATCCTTTTGTAGGAACAAGATTGGCTCCTGATCTGCCAGATAAAGAAACGGCTCTTGTTGTTAAACCATCACTTTCTATCCACTCAAAAATACCTGCACCCCTGGGATTAATAACTAAATTTTCGCCAAAATTATCGTGTGTCCATAATCTGAGCTGATTTACAGATGATATGCTTGTAGAAGATCCCCAAGTCCCATCACCCCAAGAACTTACACCCCAACCAGTAGATGCCACAAAAACATCTAAGCCAGTATTAATTTGATATGCACCTACAACAGAACTACCACCATTACCTGTATCGCTTGAATTAGCAGTAACTGTTACTCCGCTAGTATTTTTAGCTTCTATAGTATAGCTATTAGCATTTACTATAGTTGCTATTTGATATTCTTGATTGAGAACTGCAGAGTTTATATTACCGCCAAGACTTGATGCTCCAGAAAATGTAACGAAATCATTCTTAACAGCCCCATGTGCTGTATCAGCTACGGTTATGGTTGCATCTCCATTTGATGCAGAAAATGTTACATCTCCTGCGCCAGTAGTAAGTCTTATAGGCGTTACATCATTAAAATTATTACCTTCTTTGATGTAATATTTTAAGTTAGTGCCAATTCCTAGATACTTGGCACCATCTAAAGCAATCCAATTATGTAATGCTCTAGATGTTCCCAGATATGTATTTGTGCTTAGTTTTTCCCATCCACCAAATTTTTCAGGTCTGCCACTGCGAAACCTAATTAAATTACAATCAAACCAACCTCCCTCATTATCGTATTGAGTTCCTTCTCTAACGATACCTGGTCTAAATGTAATTTTGTTAATAGGCATCTATACTTCTGTCCAATCCTTGCCTTCAAACAATAAAGCTTCTGCTTCTCGTCTACGAATAAGACCATCGTTTATAACGCCACTTACTTTGTTCCAACGCTTTAGTTGATTAGGCACTTCTTCGTAATCTTTTTCATTTAAAACTTTTAACATAGTGCTTTCATGCAGATTGGTTGAGCCTAGATTATATGTCCAAGAAACTAAAGCATCGAACTGACATTGTTCTAAATTCACTTTAATTGCTTTTTCTACATATTCGCAGTATTCATCTAATTCATTAAGCAACATATTGTCTGCTTGTTCTTTGGATATAGTCATACCTTCTCTAACATTTTTTGTATGTCCATATCCTATTGTCCAAACTCCTGCTGGACATTTATAAGCCTCTAATTCGCAACCTTCAAATTTTTTAATTAATGATAAGCCTTCGTTTGATATATTCATTTTAATAATCCCCCCAAACTTTTGTTTTTTTACCACCCCAGTATTCAACTGCATGGCCTTCGTTAATAAGCATTTGGCAAATGTCATCATTATTTTCTGTGTAAGGAATCGCAAGTATTCTGCCATATTTACCTTTGCCCAATGATTTAATTGTTATAGATCCTGCACATAACTCAATTAACCTGTCTTTAGCCGCTAACCCAAGTTTTTTTTCTGCTAAATCTCGGGTCCTTGACTCAGGGGTGTCTATGCCTGCCAACCTGCAGCGTTGTTTATGCAAACGAACATCAAATCCTAAGTCAAGGGTAACATCAATAGTATCGCCATCAACCACTCTTTCAACGGTTGCTTTGTATACATATGGTTCTGGTTTACTGCTCATCTTTATTAGTAGTTACCTTTCTATAATACACAACCACGTCTTTTAGTTCTGTAATATATCTTTTTATCTCTTGCATATTGTAAGCCATAACTTCGTAATCAGGAATTGTCATAGCTAGAAAGACCAACTCGCCTTCTTGTTTTTCTATTCTTTCAAGCTGTTCTTCCCAATTTTCAGGCGTTACTGTAATCCACTGCAATTCTTTAAGATCTATTTCTCTAGGCATAATAGGTTGTACTATTTGCCTTTCAATAGGTTTAGCAGAGACTTGTATCTGTTTAGTTGGCAGTAGGCTGCAACTGCAAGCCATTATCAAGACTATCAACAGTGGTGCTGATTTTCTCAATATCTTCCATAATGTGTTTTGTACCATTATTTATTTTCCTTTCCATTTCAACTGGGTCAGCCAATATTTTTGAGGCTAACTCATAATTTTGTATAAACTGTGTATATCTATTTAATTCTCTTTGGGCTATTTGACTTTTAACACTTAAGTCTTGGAGTTGTTTAGTTTGCAATTCAAAATCTGCCTGCAAGCTTTTTATGGTTTCTTCTTGCGTAGATACAGCGCCCTCTAAAACAGCATTATTAGTTTGCAGTATTTGGTTTTGGCTATACAAGTAGTAAGAAAGTGCAAGCAAAACTAAAACTATACCCATTAAAACCTTACTCATTATCCATACACCAATTCCAAGCATCGTGATCCTGGTATAAAAATGCCTGGCATTTTTTATATTTTTCTCGCCATTTATCAGAGTCAAACTTATCGTTCCACTCTAGGCTAGAGTTTTCTGCTATGGGTATAAATTTAGATGGAGTTGAACAACTTATTAAAAAGATGCTTGTTAATCCTGCAAGCAATACTTTAGACATGCACATGTTAATGTAATATTTTTTCTTTTTCATTTTCTGTAATTACTATGTCGGTAAGCTCTCCAAGAACAATATAACCGTTTACTTCTGCAACTGTTTCAGCTTCCTTTATATTATTTGCATGTATATTCGGGCCTTCGTATTCTTTTTCATCATGTGTAAATTTAGTAATAAAAATTTTCACTTTTACCCTGCTAGTGGATTTTTATTATCATCTTTAATTTCTTCTATTTGCTTATCAAGACTTTCTAAATCAGCTTTGATGGTTGCTATGTCAGTTTTTATGTCTGTGACATCAGGCACATCAATACCATCTATCTCTTTTTCTAAAAATTGTACTGATGTTTCTATAGATGCAAAGCGTTCTTCAATAACTTGTACGTTATCTTCTGCTTCGCTTATACCGCCAATCTTAGCCTCCAGGTTTTCTAATCTATTGACATACTCAGCTCCTTGATAACCAAAGCCAGCAAGTGTGCCAACGATACCTACAAGTGCAATTATTTGTGTTGTTTTATTTTGTAACCAGTCCATATTACCTCCATATTTCAGGTTGATTTTGCATCATGCTTTGTAAATTATTTATATTTGTACTCGCATAATTATAAAAAGCGTTTATGTTGTCATCTAGTGTAGCAGAGGTGTATATATCTTGAGAAGTGTACCAACTAGGACTATCAGGAATAGTAGTTTGCGTATATGAGTTAAATTGTGGTACATATCCTATCAAAGCAACCAAACTTGACTCATCACTATACTCACCTGTGGCTTGTTGTTCCTCTTGCATTTCTTCTTGTTGGGCCTCTATATTTTGGGCGATAATTTTGTCTGCTATTTGATCAGCCTCTGATTGCGTCATTACACCACCAATAGCAGTATCTATTTCACCTTGCACGTTTTGAACTTGCACATCAGCCATTACTACCTCTGTACCGCCATCAACAGTATTCATAGGCGTGATACTAACCGTTACAGATCCACCAACATCTCCGCTCATAGATAAAACTTGGTTGTTTTGGGCTGTAGCACTAGCATATTGATCTGAAATACTAGGCGAACTAGATGTGCTGATACCCCCACCAGATCCAGAACTAGATGTTTGATTAGCTACGGTAGAGCTGACATTTGCATTAGAACTTGATTGGGTGCTAGTAGAACCATAGTTCACGCTGCTTGAGGCTGCGTTTAAGGCGTTTTTAATAACATTAAGTGCAACAACCCTATTTTTGTTTTTACCTGTAGGCTCATCACTCTCAATAACTTCTAGATCTTCTATTATTTCTTCTTGCTGTTCTTCTTCAACCTCTGCCAATCTTTCTTGTTCTAGTTCTTCAAAAACTTCTTCTAGTTCTTCAAAGACTTCTTCAACCGCCTCTTCTTCAAATATCTCTTCTATAAACTCTTCTTCAGGCTCATCTCTTTCAACAATTCTTTCTTCTCTAATCTCTTCTCTTATATCTCTAGTTTCTTCTTCAAACCAATCATCAAGTTCTTCTATAGTATTGATGGCTAAAAAACTTTCAGGCTCTGTAAAATCTTCTACAAATAAAGTTTCTTGTAGGACAAACTGTTCTAACAGCACATCTTCTTGGTGTAGTGGATCTTCATGCCTAGGTCTAAAATCATCTATAAATGGCAAAGGTTCTGGATCAAAAAAAATAATAAACTCATCTCCTTCAGGTTCACCAAAAAAATCCTCAAAGTCATCATGACCAAACTCTTCAAAAGGCGGAAACATCTCCTCTTCAAAAATATCTATAACTATAAACGGCTCCTCTTCATGATGATGCGGGCCATCATCTATAAATATACCTGTGGCAAATTGCTCTTGCTCATCTTCAAAACCAAAGTCAACATTACTGTCATCAAAGAAAGCTACTGATTCTTCTTGTCTAAAACCAGGGCAAAAAGACGCGTATTGAGGATCTTCGTCACATTGTTGGTCATCATAAGCAGACCAATAACTAGGACATGATTCACTATAAAGCTGACTTATATTACATTGTTGTGTTAATAAAGCATCAGCATAACCGCTACAGCTAGAATTATTTAATGGATTGCTACAATCAATACCATTACCTGCACCAGATCCATACAAAGAACCACCGTTCTCTAATGTGGTGTTGATAGCTGTATTGTTCCAGTTAGTGTTTACGCAAGTAGAAGAGTTGGTTGTGCCAGTAGAACACTCATCATGATGATAATAAGTGTATGAATTGCTTTTATTAGAACCTACTTCGCCAATTAACACATCATGGTTAATAATATTTAATTCTCTGTAGCGAATATCAAAAGAATTATTGTTCCAAAGTATGACTTCAAAGCTGTTGTCTGTATTTGAACGATTGTATTCCCTAAGACGATACCATCCAAAAATCATCTTTGAACTATCGCCCCAAGACTTCATGCGAGAGTTACTATCTCTTATGAGATCAGTCCAGAAAGGGTAAATGGTATAAGTGTGCTGTCCGTTAATAGGGTCAGGAGTATAGTCGTTGCAATAGCTGCCGCTATTACCAAAATGTAAACAGCCGTTGGTAGCCATTCTTGCCTGTGAAAACGTAGAGCCGTAAAAAGTAAAGTTAAAAGAAAGATCAATTGCAGGTGAAATACCGTCATCAACTACCTCGTATGCTAATTCACCTTGAAAATTATTAGCGTTATCATGTAAGTCAAATAACGGTTGATTGGCTTCGTATGTGTATTGGCCTGGCAGATTCCAGGATAGAAGGATTAACCCCCATATAATTCTTTTTTGCATTGTTTTTTAGATTTTGTTTTGCTTACAACCACTCTACTAACTAGACCTGCAACATCATTTTGTATTCTATCTCTTTTAGGGTTATGTTCTTGACTACACTTTGCAACAAACTCTTTTTCAATATCTTTTTTATCGGGTCTTTTAGAAGGATTAGCTAACCATAATTTTTTTGCTTCTTCTCCTATCTTGCCTTCATATGGAGCAGGTGTGCCTGCTTGCCACATAGCTTTAAACACTCTTTCGTCTTGAGCTAACAAAGATATTGCAGCTACTTTCATTCCCATATCATATAAATATTTAGATAATTTAAGTCTTTCACAATTCATATCTCTTACAGACTTACCACCAGATAAACCAAATACTTGACCTTGAAAAGCTCCACTTAGCCCAGTAGTACATAAATCCTGTGAATAACTCATTATAGATGGGGCAATAGCACTAGCTGGTGGTGCTTCAGACTTTACATTTTGATTAATTGTCTGAACTGATTTTGATTCATTAATATTTCTATTGGTGTTATCAGATTTAGTGTTGTTGTTATTCTGATTAACATTATTAGTCTGCACGTTTGATTGCGAAGTAGATTCATTAATATTTCTATTTGTATTGTCAGACGTGCTAGTTGATGTATTTACATTCGTATTATTGACAGTTTGATTTACTGTTGAATTTACATTACTGGTTGAAGTAGATGTGTTTATATTTGTATTAGTATTATTTGATGTGCTAGTAGCGGTCGAAGTATTTACATTTGTATTTACATTTGTGTTTTGATTTGTATTTACATTTGTATTGGTCGAAGTATTGTTATTAGTCGATACGTTAGTATTTGTTGAAACATTAGTATTGCTTGTAGTCGTATTATTGGTATTAGTGTTTGTGTTAGTGTTCGTATTGGTATTATTTGTGGTGGTTTGATTTGTTGTATAAACATTAGAATTTTCACAATATTGTGTGCCGTTTACGCAAGCTGTACCAGATTGTTGAGAAGATTGGGCGTTTACTTTAATAGAAATACCTGCAACTAATGTTATACAAAACATTAATGCTGCCCAAACAAGCATATTATCATGCTTTCTTTGGTCATCATTCTTCATTAATCTTCGCCTTTAAATTGTTTACTGCTCCCTGTTGTTCCTGCATATAAACCAAACCAAGCAGCACCAGCTCCCACAACAATAGATATTAGGCCAGACTGCTCAAATGTAGGTTCTGGCAGTTCCATAAACCAAATAGTGCATTTATACAATAAAACTATGTAAACGGTAAGAAAGGCTCTTGGAAATATTCTCCAAGAGTCAACTGCTTTTGCTAGATGAATCCATTTTTGATGGGGGTTTTTGGTTGTATCATCTTCAAGATCTCTAATTTTATCTTTCAATTGAGATATTTCTTCAATCATAGCCATAAATTTATTGAGATCCATCTCAACTTCATTACGGTCCATATCACCAGAAAATGTGCTTCTATGTTCGTTCATTATAAAAATTTAGCTAAAACTACACTAATTACGATAAATGGGTAAACGCCCCATATCATATTTTCAAGCTTATCAAATCTTTTAGATCCTGATTCAAGACGTTCCTCTATATTTTTGTATCTTTGAGCACATTCTTTTTCATGTATCTCAATTTTATGTAAAGGATCGTCATAAATATTCACTTTATTTTTTACGCTTTTTTTTCTTTTTTTTAACTTTAACAGTTGTATAAGCTTCATTTATATCTTGAGTAGATGGGTCGTCTGCAACGTATCTACCTTTTTTATTTCTTGCTCTTACTAATTCTGTTTCTTCTACTATTTCTTTTACTACGGGCTCTGCTTTCTTTACTTCTTTTAGAGGATTAGGAAGCTCGTCTGATGGCAAGGGCTTAAAGAAATTAATTACCTTTTTCCACCAACTCATTTGTCTTTTGCTTTGCCTACATTAATTGCACACCAGTCAATAAGCCAATATACCTTTGCAAGCATTTGATTGTCCTTTGGTGTGGGTGTTAAAGCACAAATAAGTGAGGCGCCTGATATTACCCAAGGTGCTAACTGTATTAATTTAAAAGTTAAATCTAACATATTTTACTCCTATGAAGTTGGTTCTGTTGGCCACTCACCAAGCGGTCTAACTGGTGGGTTGGCATTATTGTAAACATATAGTGCGGCTAGAGCATCTACATCTGAGACTGCATTTATTTTTGTTTTCATGTCAGTTGCCGCTGTTCTTACTGCTACTCTATAGTCTAACCAATCTGAAGGTATGGCTTTAGAACTTTCTGCATTTCTAACCACCATCCAATCATTAGGTTGTAGTAAACTATAAGCTTGATTATCTATTGTTTTTAAATGTTGATATTTCAAACCTCTAACTAAAGTATCGCCTGAACCTGAATCATCTAAAGGCATGGCTTTAGCTGTGCCATAGGTGGCTGTAACTTTATTACTAGCAAATTTAAAACTTTGATCTGTATTATTATAGTATGCTGGGTCTTTATAATTCGTGTTATCTATGACCACCTCATAAACACCTATAGCTTCTAGCTCAGAGCTAGTCCACATACTAAAAATATTACTAGGATAATTTACATCTCCTAGTGTTATTGCTTTTGGTCGGTTATAGACCTTACTTACTTTACTATCTTCTACTAATGCCCACATATTATTATCTTACCTCTATCTTGCTGTTGTTGGAATACCTTCCGATGTTACGAATGGGTTTTCTGCAAATGCAGCAAATATATAACTATGCCCATTACCATTTATACCTGTGTTATTTGTTCTAAATCTAAAACCATTAGAAACAAGGTCCATAGGAAGCGATGATAAATGTTCTTCATCAACATTTAAATTAGGAAAATAATAGTCAGTAACTGGATTCATTGTGCTTCTTTCACTGTCTAATATCCACCAGTTATAACCTGCATTAGCATAATTTTTAAGTATTATCATTGCAGGTTTAAATCCTGTGTAAACAAATACCCCACTTGCATTTCCATTTCCTTTATAACTACCAAACTTGCTATAACCTTGTATAGATGTAAAACAATAAGATATAAAATTATCAGTAGCTTGAAATTGGCTTGATGTATGAAAAACTGAACTTGTAGGAGCAGTGCTTCCATAAGGATAATCGCCTGTTGTTTGTGCTGAATCTAAATTTAATCCTACAAAATTTCCACTTGTTAAACCTCTGTGATAAACACACCAGTCTGCTGTTCCACCTAGTCTTTTAGTTATTATCATATGTGGTACTGCGCCCAAACCATGTCCAATAGTAGTTGTAGTAAGACTTCCTGCGCCAAGCCATTTGGCAATAGTAAATCCTGCTGTTTGATTGGCTTGAACAGTGCTGTTTGTTCCGCCGTCTGAATTTGTGCTAGTAGAGCCTGCGCCACATTTCCACTGCCAACTCATACTTACTTCACCATTAACATTGTTGCCACCACCTGCGGGCAAACTAAAACCATCTGTTTGAAAGGCTTGTATTACAGAACTAGCAGTATCCTCTGCTGATGATAAATTAGACCTTAGATATTTTGTAACTCCTCTAGTGCTGTCTTGCCACATATGAGAAGAAGCGGTATCAGTTTTTATCCAAACTAAATCGGGTTGTAAATCACTATTACCTGCATTTGTAACACTTCTATCTGAACCAGTTCCCGTGTACTCTGTTCCTTGAAAGTGTGCTGATGGGTCGTCTATTGTTGTATAAGCCATATTATCCGAACTCGTTTAAATTTGCAGTATTAAGAGAATAGTATCCAGTTGGTGGAGCATACTCAAAGTTTCCATATCCATTTGCATCTGCGTTTCCTGAAGATACTGTATTAGCGTGGAACCCACCAAAGTTTGCTTGAATACTATTGTCTGAATCATATTGAGATACACCAAAATAAGTATCACCAGTCCAAGGTATAGCATAGCCATTATTACTTGCTGGGTTATCAGAAAGCAACCAGCTTCCATCTTTTGCCCAATATATTTTGTGGTTATCCATATCTAGTGCAACACTTATCAAATCCCCTGCATTAAATTTACTAGCAGTTCCACCATCATCTTGTGCAGGATAAGTCGCACCATTTTGACCATACAAAGAAACACTATAACCACTAGAGCCACTATGTCCTACATAGACACCACCACTTGCTATTACAAGATCAAATCGTTCTGCTTGTGCTGCTCCAATCATGGTATAAACAGGCGTGCCTGAACCAGTAATATAAAACTCTGCATACCATTTACCTTGTGATACAGCTATAGTTGATAAAGCAGTATCCCAACCTGAAATACCTGCTGCTTCTGTTCCCCCTTGTGTAATGTTTAAACCACCAGGATAACCATCATTTGCACCAGTAGCACTAAACAAACCATTCCAAGTTGCATAATTCGTAGTTGGAGAATCAGATGATTGATCTACTGCTGAAATATTATTTAAAGACCAATTATTTGCATTTCCACTATCATCTGCACCAAGACTTGAAGAATCCTCAAAGTCTAAATAAAAACCATTGGTGCCATAAGAACCTGTATATTTTTTTGGAATCCAAATACCAGTATCACTATCAGTTTCTCCAAAATCTGAGGGAGCTAATGCTTGTCCTTCGACCCAATTTATTTCAGTCATATAACCATTAAGTCCTTGAGCAAAACCTGTAGAGGCATTATAGTAACCTCCTATGGTGTGAACAACATCTCCATCAGTACCATCATTCTTTTTACCCCAAACAGATTTAGCATTTACACTAGGGTTGGTGTCTGTAGAAAAATCAGTTATTTCTGCACCATTAACATACAGCTTCATTCTATCTCCAGCAGTAGAATTGGCTGTGTCCCATACTGCTACTATGTGATACCACGCACTATAATCTCGAAAAACTGCTGTTGTTCTTAGTTCAGCAACACCATCTTCATCTGAGTTGTTTCTAAATCCTAAATGTTCTCCTCTAAAACGAATATCAAAATCACTTTGTGCATCTGCTGCTCCAAACATTCTTTCTTTTGGAGCAGTTGATGTATCTTCATTTGGAATATGTTTTACCCACATAGAAGCAGTCCATAGAACTCTGTTCCAGTCTGAACCTGAAGTACCTCTAGTATCATATAAATATTCTGTGCTAGCTGAATTAAACTTTAAAGAGTTATCAATCTGATAAGGGCCAGTAGATATGCTTCCTCTATTTGCTGTACGCTGTAGCGTTTCCATATTAGGTTTGTGCTAGATTTTGAACTCTGCCGATTTCCTGCCAAACTGATCCGTTGTATCTAAAAGATAAAATATCTGTTTTGTTGGCTGTAGCTGTAATCGTGGGAGCTGTGCTGGCAGCAAATTCAAAGACTGTATTCCAAGCAATTGTTCTAGCTGTACCACCTTGAGCTATTTCTACAGAAATAATCGCACCTTCTACAGCATTACTGGGAGCTGAAAACGTGGTGTTCTCAGTTGTAACATGATATGCGTTTGCGGCAGCTCTTGCATCCCAAGCTACTGCATTAGAGCTTGAGGTGATAGCTACTTGGCTAATATTAGCTGAAGTAGAAGCTGTAACTTTTTTAGGCATTGTTACGAACTGATCTTCATCTACTGAAATAGCTGGTGTTGTACCAACTGTTGAGCCTAGTCCTATAACTAAATCATCAGCACTATCATCTAAGCCAACATAAAAATCTTGTGCATTGCCATCAAACACAATTTTAGTATCTTCAGCAGTAGCATCACCTATGGTTAAAGTTGTACCGTTAATTGATAAGCTATCTGTAACAGCTAGATCTGTAAGTGCGTCTAAAACTGCTGCTCCAGAACCTGCTCCATCTAATTGTACTACCGCTACTTTGCCTGGAGCGATAGTTACATTAGCTCCAGATCCTTGCGATATAATTATATTTTGGGATCCACTTGTTGCATTTTCAATTATTTGAACCCTTTTCATAGTATTAGGGCCAATAGTTATTGTGCAAGCTGAATCTAACGTGCCTGTATATTTTAAATAAAAAGCCCTGCCTTCATCAGAACTACCATCTGCAACTGTTGTGGTGTGAGTATCTGCGTTAGTAGTAATTGCTTCTGTTCCTACACCTAAAGCCTCTCCTATCAACTCTAAATTGGTATTTGTAGAAGTACCCCAAGTTCCAGACTCATCACCTGTTGCTATTTCTTTTAACCTTAAATTATTAACGTAAGTTGCCATAGTTTTTTACCTCGTTTCTATATTAAATTATGCCGCCACTTCTGTCCAATTAGGAGTTTGATTATCATCTACCTCTTGCCATTTAAACGGAGTACCAAGTTCTCCGCTTGCAGAGACACCTGTAATTGTAACATTAGCTTTGCAATTAAAACTTGGATTTCCAACTGATCCTATCACCTGATTTACAAGCCCACCAACATTAAACCTATTATCAGTTTGAGTTGTTGCAGTACCAAGGGCTGAGGTACTCGCTTGTCCTGTTGGTGTTTGATTGGCTTTGGCTGTAATGGTTGGAGTGCCAAGGCCTCCTGTGGCTTCTAAACCTGTAATACTTGTGTTAGCCTCTGCATCAATTGTTGCAGTACCAAGTGCTGATGTGCCAGCCAAGCCTGAAATTGTTAGAGTATTATTTGAAATTGTGGTAGCTGTTCCAAGCGCTGATACACCTGCAAAACCATTAACACCTATTTGACCCTCTGCGTCTACCGCAACCCCACCATTTACTGCTGTTATGCTTAATCCTGTAAGAGTGACCTTTGCTTCAGCATCTGTTGTTACTGTGCCTAATGCGGATGTGGCTGCAGATGGTGCTGTTAGTGTTACTGGTATAGCTTCGCCCCATGTGAGCTGACCCCATGTGCCTCGACCCCAGCCGTTTATAATAGCCATACTAGGCTAAAACTAAGCTATTCTAATAATAGCCGTAGAAGCTGCTGCTGCTGGAAATACAATTGTAAAGTCTCCAGCGGTAGATGTTTTGTCTCCACCAAAATCTATGGTAGCAACTGATTTATCGCTATTGGTATCGTTATAAATCATACAACCTCTAGCTGTAACTGTAGCTGTACTAAAAGTTAAATCAGCAAAATCAGTAAAACCAGTAGTTCCACTTGATGTTGGTGCAACTTTAGTAAGTGCAGATCCACCAGATGTATAGTTTGTACCAGATGCTTGACCTGTTGTAGTAAAGGCTGTAGTTGTAGCTCCTAAAGTAGCTGAACTTGTATATAAAGCAAGTTTGAAAGCGTTTCCGTTTGTCGCAAAGTTATGCGTAGCAGTAAGAAGCTCTTTCTTAAAACTTGTAGTTAATGTTGATGATATTGCCATTATTTCAACTCCTTAAATATTTTTGCCAAATCTTCGTGTCCTTGACTAACAAGTAAATTATGTATAGTACATCTTTCACTATTGATAGCCTGTTTTATATAATAAAGTATTGTTTTATAAATTGCTAGTTTGTAAGCTTCGGCTTGCTGTCTAACGTGTGGAGCAGCGTTTTCTGAAATACTACAGATCCTATTTGTAAGCTGTTCTGCCCACCACTCAGGATCGTGGCCTTTGTTGATTTCTGTTTTTACTGTTATTAAGCCTAAGTTTGAGCTTGCAGAGTCATCTATCATTTTCTACCATTTGTTAGGTTCAACAGGGCTTGTTTTATCATCATGCCTACCAATTAACATAGCATCAGGAGTTTTTCTTTTATATTGTAATTCGCTGGCTTTTTTAACAATAAGCTTATCTTCATCAATTAAAGGAACCAGGGGATCTGCAAGCCTATGATAACCATATAGCTTTTCTTGTATAGGTATAGATGTATCTAACAAAGTTGATGTTTGTGCTATACCAACCTCTATACCAGCGTGCATACATTTTGATAACCAAAACTCTACACACGCTCTGCCTGACTCGGCAAAGTGTAAATTGCCTTTGTAAGTAAAATCTACGCCATACATACGAATGGCTCCAACTTTATTCCAGAGTGCAAAAGCTATGGCGTAAGCAACGGTGTTGTTCAAGTAAGTACAACTAAGATCTTTAACTATTTCTTCAATAGGATATAAAACTAGATTTTTGGCTCTTTCATCTAGCTCGCATGTATAAATAGGTTTTTTGCCGTCTTTAAGAAGTTTATTCATACCATGCGTTTGACCGCCAGCATCATCGCTATCAAGAAATCTTGATGGTGGGTCCATCATAAAAGTACGGTCGTGAAATATAACAGAACCAACTGCGTTGATTCCCCATACCTCATCAAAGTGATCGCCGTGAGATGCGGCTAAATTGTATTCAAACCAGCTTTTGCCAAGACCAACAATAGCAATGGTTTTACCCTCGAGTTTTTTTATTGGTTTCATATATTTCTACGATACGTTTGTTCTTAGCGAGTCGTATCGATACTCGTCTCTTCTACCTCTTGCTTCAGCTTTATTTTTTAATCTGTTTATTTCTTGTAAAAATCTGTTTTCGTACAAAGCTAATAAATCAGGCTCTCCTTTCATAAAAGTGTAAGCTTCAACTAAACAACCGTATATTAAAGCATTTCTAGCATGTTCTGCTAACCAAGTTCCAGTTGTATCAGTTACTAAAGAATTAGGCTTATATAAATAATGTAGTTCTACTTCGTAGCTTGAATTTGGAGTAGGAGCAACAATAAGTGTTGACTCTTTTGTACCTGTTGCTAAATCCTTGTCATAATCTCCATAATAAAGTGGTAGACCATACTTTGTACTATCGGTTGGATCTGGTGTGTACTCTTGCATAAAGCTTGTATGTTTTTTTTCTAAAAAATTATACTCGCCATTTGAATCAATTGTTGCCAAAGAAAAACTTAGTTCAAAGTCAGATGGAGCTGTCAAAAACCTAGAACCTAAAGTAAGTTGTCCTTTAACATTTTTTCTAAAATAATCAAACTGCACTAGCTCAAATATTCTTTCTTCTGCATTTTTTATAATATCATCAAGAGTATTTACAAAAGTAGTATCATCATTTTCTACATAGTTTTGAATGATTGTTTTGAGTTCTGTCAGCGTCATGTTGTATTTATAGTACCGCCCATACCTGAATGATTAGTACAGTAATAATAAAGCGTAGGTGCTCCACTTGCAACTTCTATCTGAGTGTAAGCCCCTGAAGATCCTGGAGTTCCTGATGTGGTTACGCCAGTAGTGTACTCAGATCCACCGCTATGAGTTCCATTTGAAGTAGTTGAAAATCTTAATGGGTGCCCAGAATTACTGCTATCAGATTGGTCAAAACGGTAAGTACTGCCCTCAGTCAAATCTAATGTAGCTTGCCTTGAACCATTAATATAAAAATAATTAGAACCGTAATAACTTGCAACCGTAACAGTGTAAGTTGTAATTGATGGCGCTGGAGTCGGGGCAGGTGTAGGAGAAGGTGTTGGGCTTGCTGTTGAAACACCGCTAATTGTAACTTCTCCTACGGCACTATCAACCCTAAACCCAGCTATTGACCTGCTTATAATATTATCGTTATTAGAGATAACAAAACCTTGACCAACTTCTTTATCGGTATCAGGTCTTGGCTTGTATAAACTTTGTGCGTCAGCTGGAGAGTTAGAAGTTTCTAGTTGTGGATGTTTTTTTTCAAAACAACTTGGACAAACTTTCAATCCATTCCATTCTTGTTTAAGTTGTAATAACTTGTATCTGAAACCGCATCTATCACATATAGCTAATGCTTTTTTGCCACTAGCATAAGCCATTACAAGCCTCTAAGGTAAGGTCTAATTTTAAATGATGCTCTATCTTCGTCTTGTGATTGTGCTCTAGCAAACTCTTCTTCATAAACTTGTTTAAGTAATGGAGTTTTTTCAGGCGCTCTTTTCATTGATATGTAATAAGCTAAACCTGCAGAGAAACAAGGATAAAATCTGAATGGCATGTCCATATTGTCTGTTGCTGTATCTGCATCATCCATACGAACAATTTTATTGAATACTAAAATATCAGTAGAATTTTCTGGTGTAGGCCAAACATTAATAACTGGTATGCTTTGTTTATCTAAAAAAAATTGTGTTGGCCTTGCTTTTGTAGTTTTATTAGGAATGTTTATATATTCACTTCTACTTAATCTAGTCATACTTAAATCTGTTTGATTATCACTTACGGTTTTCCTAGAAACCATATCTAATATATCTATAACATTTGCATTTAAAGTATATGCAGATGTCCCCTCAGTAACGGTTTGAGTGGTTTGTTCAATAGTCCATTGATTTAAACCACGATTGGCCCACTCTGCTAGCATAATATTTATAGATCTACGAGCAGTTCTCAAATCATACCCTGTCCTAAGTTCAATACCGCATCTTTCAAAGGCTTCTTCAATAAACTCAGTTACATTTGGTTCAAAATCTGTACTACCTGAAGTTGCCATTATTCCTCCGTATCGTTGTATAAGTTATCGAATACTCGATTAACATCCAACGTATAGTCTAAATCAGATTTTGAATAATGTATATGTGCTGATGGTCTAAAATCTGGCGCACCACTTCCTGTTTCAAACCAAGCAGGATGTGTAACTCTAACTCTATTGTTGGGTAAACCAACTATATTGCCTGTCCAATTACCAGCATCTAATAGTTCTAAAACATGTGTGCTTTTATGTTGTGCAGGATCATCAGCTATCTCACTTTCTGCATAATCCACCGTAAAGTAATATTTTGCTGGAAACATCTTGCCGTCTATTTTAGCAAGCCAGGGACAAGGAGTTGCTCTATTGATTACATATACAGAATTATGATGTGAAGAACAGTCCCAAGGCTGAGCATCATGAACTGCCATAGGCTCTGGCCATTGATCAAAAGGTGTATCGCCAACTAAAGCTGTTATGGGCATACGGGCCCACATAGCGCCACCATGAACCGTATCTTCTGGTTCTCCTTCTGCTTCTATTCCTGTGAATATTATATGAAAACCAAGACATCTATTTGGCATGGTAGTAACACCCACAGCCATAGCGTGTAAAAACTCGCCATGATATTTGTCGTGGTTATGAGTGTACTCTCTTCTTACCCAGCATTTAAAATGCGGGATGTTATTGTAAAGATAAGACAATTTAAGCTTTTACTAACTTATACCCTTTTTTCTTAGCTTGAGATCTAATTTGTGCAAGCGTCATGCTTTTAGCTGCGCCACCTTTACGCATACCTTTCATGCCACCTTTTGCGTAACCTTTGGATTTTTTACCCTTAAGACCACCATTACTAAAACCTTTAGTTTTTTTAAACATAATATCTCCTACGATTTTGTAGTCACTTTTCTTCTATTACCTAAAACAGCTCCACAGCCTTTTGCTATAAAGCCACCTCCTTTAAGTTTAACACGATTTTGTTTTTTCATGTTTTTTTCAATAACGGATTGCATGTGTTCTTCGTAAGAAGTTTGCACACCATCATCCATTCCAAATTTGTTACTTTTTTTTGGCATACCGCCTCCTGATAATTTATTAGAAACATTAATTGGTTTACCTTTTCTTTTTGGATTTGGGTCTTTGCGACGTTTTCTAGCTACTAATTTAGCTCTTTCTTGTTTAGACATGCCTTCAGCTTTTTTGCGTGGTAAACACTTAGGCTTACCTTCTGCTTCTTTTTTGCTTCCGCATGATCCTAGTATTGTACCGTCAGCTCCAATCCTAACCCAATCTTCGTCTAGCCATTTTTGCAATTGACCCATAACTTTAACCAGATGATCTCATTACAGCACCAAAACCTGCGTTAGCAATACCACCACCAGCAAACTTTTTTCTTTTGCTTTTTTTAGCTTTTGATTTTTTTGCATAGTTTGGATCCTTACAATATTTAGATGCTGCTAAATTGGCATATGCACTGGGATAAACATCAAAAGTTCTTTTAGCCCAAGCTTTACCTTCTGGACATATCTTGCCTTTACTCTTTGTTTTCTTTGCCATTATTTTATTTTATTAATTAACAACGCCATTGTCTGCGTGACCAGTAATTTGCTTTAGTTCTATCACTACCTAAACTTTTACTGCGTGCACAGTAAGCTTTTCTTTTTTTAGGATTATTAGGATGAGCTCCTAGTTTAGGATCCCCAAATGTAACACGCTTTATTTTTCCTGAAGCAGGATCTCTAACGAAAACTTCTCTAGTTTTTTTACCAAATCCAGGAGAACCTTTAGAGATTCTCCTAGGTTTGTTCAGGGTTACTTTTTTACCCTTATACTCGGCCATTAATCGTATTTCTTAATTAACACCAAGATAATATTGTAAGTATCGCCACTAGAATGACCGACTGTTGTAAAATCTATGTCTCCAGTCACTCCACTGCCCGCATTGTTAGGGATAGCTGTAAAGTAATCATAATACTCATCACCTGTACTATCAGCAGGCAAACCTGCTAATAATACATTTGTAGAAGCATCAAATTCTATATTTACGCCCATACCTCTTGTCATCCAATAAATACGCGCAACAGAAACTTTGGTACAGGTTTCACCCCTGCCGTTTTTCGCTAACGCAGATACGTCAACCTTTTTAACAGCGCTTTCGCCTGAACCGTCTGAAACATTAGTAAATTTAACAACGGCTTGTCTGTCGCCATCCTGTATTGTTTGGGATGTAACTGTATCAGCCATATTTAACTCCTAATATTAAGCGTCAGCAAATGGAGTTACTATAGTTCCTGAAGCTAATACTATACCTTCGATATTGTATTTAGCAGATGCCATAGCAGTACATCTAATAACAGAGCCTACAAGACCACCTTTGGTTGTACCGTTAAAAGTAACTACATCGTTTGATGCGCCTGATATGAATACTTTACCACTTGCGTTATCTTTACCAATATAAAGACCACCAACAAACTTGTCTGTACCATCAGTTAAGATGTCCATATCAGTAGCTGCGGTTTCAATAACAAAAGTAAAACTAGCGCCTAGGTTATTTAATTGATTTGGGTCATCGTCGCTGCCTGGTGCAGTAGCAACAATACTTGGTAAAGTAAATTTACCATCAGCATCGTTACAAAGTAATATTTTGCCTGCATGAGCATCAACGGTCAAAGTAGTATCAGCTGTTAAGCTAACAACACTTGCATTACCCGATGAAATAAAACCAGATAAGGATCTAACTGGTCCTGAAAAAGTTGATTTAGCCATAATTTCTCCTAACTAAATATGTTGCGCCATCTTTGGAGTAAGTCTGCCGAGCCAGTTGGTGCAACGATTAATCTCGGTTTATTTGATTGTAAGTTAAATATTAGAAAAAAGAAAGGGAGCCGAAGCTCCCTTTACATTAGAGGAGTTAATCTCTGGGTTAAGCCCCTTGAGATCCAAACACGCATCTGTAGTTAGAGAAACCAAAAGAATATCTTTCTCTAGCTTTGTAGCGCATATTTCCAGTATCAAAGTCACCTTCCAATGAAGTTGTCATTGGAGATCTTTGAAAATGCTTGAAGCCATCTGGACAGTCAGTTTTCAAGAAGAAAGCATCAGTATCTGTCAGATAGTGGTTTACCACATACCCTTGAGGAATCATGCCTTGATTTCTAATTGAGTTGATGTCGTTGTCAGATGTTCCAACTCTTCCAGGACTGCTCATAAGTCTATCAGCAACAAATTGCAATGCAGGTGGGATAATTAATTTTTGCCCTTGCAAAGCAATAGTTAAATTTCTGTCATCAACAAATGTTGAGATAGATATAAGTGCATCTTCCAAAGAAGTTTCATTCAGATCGGTGAATGAAGAAGGCCTGTTACTTAGTGTGCCACCACCACCAAGAGGGTGATCTGTAGCAATAAGTGGTTTGCCGTCTCCACCATTATGGTCTGTTGAAAACGCATTATTTAAAATCGAAGCTGCTTTAATTTGCTTCGTATTCGCCATAGATCTAGCCAAAGCTTTTGTATACCTTGAACCAAGTCTATCGTAAAGGTTATCCTCGACTGCTTCTTCAGTTAGAGAGAAAGCAAGCGATATGGTTTCGTGTGTGTAACGAGATGTATAACCCTCAGTTGAGTTATCAAATGATACACCTGCACCTTCAGCTTTTGTTGGTGCACTGCCGAAACCAACGATCATTACTTCTTCTTCAAACGCTCTGTCTGAAGTTTCAGTATCGAAGATCTCTTCGTGTTCAGAATCGTAACGGTTGTATTCCATGCCAAAGAGGGCATTTAATCCTGGTTCCAATTCTTTCGCTAATTGAGCTCTATTAATTGCCATGATTTATACCTCTTAAGCTAAGCCAGCGCCTTTAACGCCCATTATGTGATTTTGAATTACTACAAGCACATTAGTATTCGCTGAACCAACATCTGAATTATCAGGATCTTCTGATATATCAATTGCTTTCAACGGCAACGTAGTAGCTGTAGCCCCTGTGGTGACGTCTAATTCTGCGCCTGATTGGCCAGTGATAGTACTTGAACTGTTTGTATAAACAATATCAAAGTTACCGAACAAGTCAGCAACTGGGAAAGTATCATCAGCTTGGATTTCATACACAACATCAGGATCGTCAATTACAAAAGCGATAATGTCTGAAGCATTAGTGCTCGCTGGATAGTGAGCGCTAAAGACCTGTTCGCTTGTTGTAGGATCGGTATATTGACACCCTTGAAAAACTCCAACTATAGGAACTGTTCCGCCATCAGCGTGGATTTCTACACCCCCACCAGTGACTTGAGCAACCATATCTCCTGTGAAGATACTGGTTCCATAGTTTGCAGCGATTCTATATCTGTTTGTTCCACCAGATAAAGGAGCACCACTTAGTTTTTTAACAGGTTTCATACCGAATGAAGCATCTTTATTTGCCATTTTAATTACCTATATTGTTAAAAATATTTTTCAGTAGAAAAAGATTAAGATCTTTCACCACCACCAAAAGTAACGCTTGAACTTCTCTTCGGATTTAAAATCGGAGAAGATGGGTCAGATTCCTTCATCAAATCATTATCAATTGCATCTTGTTGCATTTGGGCGCGGCTAGAAAAATAAGCGTTTCTTTCTTCGCGTATCTCATTTGGAATCTTTGCCAAAAGCAGTCCACCCACAGCAATAACACCTGCGTGCTTTCCATCGTCCATAGTAGGAAGCTCAAAGTCTCCAATCTCTTCTTTGCGTACGAGTTCAAAACCCTCACGCAATCTAGACATTACATTCTTTTTATCTTCCTGACCAACGATTTCAGCCCTAATCCACCTGTAAGTATAACCCTCAGGGGCTGGTGGTGTTTCTAACATTGATGGGGGACGCCATCTTTTGCGAGTCTCACTATCGGCTCGTGTGCTTGCAGAACGAGGAGTTCTGTTGGTTGAATCTGTTTTTTCTACCATTTTTTTATTACCTCTTATATTTTGCGTACTCTGTAAGGGGTACGTCTAATTTTTTAGCCATTTGGACTTCAGATGGCGTTAATCGAACTTGTCTTTTACCGCCAGCTTTTGAATCTGCCCTATTGGCTGATGCAACTTTTTGTGTTGCATTTTTTTGTGTTCTTTGTCCATAAATTTCATCTTGGACTCTTTTATCTAACTCTGAATAATAATTTTGTGGATTATAATCAGGGTGAGTATTTTCATTAGACATTAATTCCATATGAATGTCCATAGCTTTTTCTGTTTCTGGATTTGCTGGAACGTAACCCTCAGGCCCAGTATGACCATACTTTCTTAACTCTGCCTGATTATTAGAATATCTAAGTTGCCAAAAATCTTGTTTAGAAATCCAGTCTTGTGCTTCTTGTGATGGAACAGGAGTTTGTATTTGATTTGCAAATACTTGATTAAATTGATCATCTAAATTAACAGGTTCCTGGTTAGAGATGTTGTTTTTTGCTTCTTTAAGTTTATTTTCCTCACCAGTAATCCTAGTCAATATATCTAAAGCTTTTGTTTGTTTTGCAGTATCGCCATCTGCAATTGCATCTTCCAAGGCTTTTTGTGTTTGAGCCCTTTGTGATTCTAGTTTGGATTCAGCCTCTGATAGATAATTTTTTTCATAAGCAGCAGAATTTTGTTGTAAAGATTGATATTTATCTTTTAATTCTTTTGCATAGTTAAATGCGTATTCTTGACCTCTTTCAGCTTCACGCCATTTTTTTGTTAAATCGTTTATTCTTTTTTGAACACCTTTAGAATAATCTTCTAACTCTTCTTTTGATTCTGTTGCTTTTTCTTCAACAACATCTTCTGCAGTTTCTTCTACTACTTCTATTTCTTCTTCTTTTTCTACAGGATCTTCCTGTGGAGCATCTAGATCAATAATTTGATCTTCTGCTTCTGTATTTTCTACTTTATTTTCTTCTAGCATAATTACCTTATGTTACAGCGTGACAATATCATCTGGATCTGCGATCGTAGCGATAACCTCATCATCGTTAATAATACGGCACTCAGCATTATCGCCTAGTTTAAAGCGTGCTCCTGCGTACCTCCCAATCAAAACCCATTGTTTTTCTTGACACCAAGGTTTTGAACCAAATTTAGTTGTATCTGTATAACAAAGTGGACCCATTTTTACTACATAAGCTACTACCGAGGCCAAGGCTTCTCTATCTACCGTATCTTTAACTAACTCTATACCGCCTTTACTTACACCTCTGCCTCTGTAAGGCAATATTAATATTCTCCAACCAGCAGGTTCTGGCATACGGTCTAATAGTGATTGTTTTAATAAAGTTGGATCTAAAACTCTATCTTCCGCTGTAACGAAAGCTTTTTGAACTTCTGATTTTTTTTTGTTGTTTTCTGCGGCAATATGGTCAGGAACTATTACTTTCTTCATCTTGCATTATTTTCCCTAGCAGCTCTCTATATGTATTTTCTGCGTCAACTAGAGAACTGTAACGTCCACGCAGATATTGATACTGATCAAAATCTTTTACACCAGCTAACATGGTATCAGTAATATCTTCTTTTTTTTGTTTTACTTCTTTAAAGAATTTATTACTTACCCACTCTACTGACATTAATAAATACCAGAGAATTTGCCACCAAATTCAGCAGCGCCCATACCCCTAGCTTTACCTTTACCCATACCTGGTTTTGGATTGGTATCGGCTGAAAAAGTACTTTCATCAGTCTTAAAAGATACGGAACCTTTGTTACCGTAATCTTGTTTACCTTTCTTAATTTTAGGTTCAGATAAATTTTTAATATTAGTTTTTTTAATCATTTTGTAATTTTGGATAAATTTTTTTTAATTTGCAACCTTTTAACTATTTTTCTTAAACATATTTAACATTTGCATTTCTTTTTGTTGAGCTAATCTTGCTCTTGCCGTTGCATCTTTTATGTCTGCGATCTCTTCTTGGGTATCTATTCGTTCTCTGTCTACCTGATCTCTACGCAAAGATTCTTCAACTCGACGTTGTTGATCTACTTGGAATTGTTGTTGTTCTTGAGCCAACTCTTGACCTTTCAAAGCAAGTTCTTGTTTTCTTATTGCGACAAGTGGATCTTCGTCTTGTGGTGCAGATATTTGATTTGTGTATTCGATCATTAACTCACTTAATATCGGAGCAGAAAATTGTGCTAACAAATCATTTGCTTGTGTTAATAAAGGTATAGCCTCAGCGTCTGGCAATTGTTCAGATTGTTGAATTAGTTGTTGATACTGATTTAATACCTCAGGAGGCATTTGTTGTTGTGCTAAACCATCAGCTTTCATTTGTAAATGTTGCATGATGTGCGAATGTATTAAAGCCTGTACTTGTGCGTTCATTTGCACAGGCGGGGTATTTAATAAACTCATATGCACAGAAATATGAGCATCGTGATTTTGTTGAGGAAAAGCTTGAGCTGGCGTACCCATAAGCAAACCATTATTTTCAATTCCAGCTTCAGTTGGGCGTGGTTGTGCATCAGGAGGTGGCATTAATAATTGATCTATATTATCCACACCTATAGCAGCATACATTCGACGATAGGATTCATGAATACCTTGTGGGCCATGAACTGAGGGATTTGATTGTACCAACTGCATTAGTTCTTGTGCCATAGCAATCCTTTGTGAGGTGCTAAATATATCAGGATTGCTAACAGGTATAATATCAACCCTATCGTCAAAATCTGAAACTTTCACATTTAAATTACCGTTAGCTGTCATGTACGGATATTCTGGCGGTAATGAGTCTTTGAATATTTCTGCTAACAGTTTAAATTCTTTCTTTTGTGCGTTGTGTAATCTTTTGTGTATAGCTGACAAAACTTTTGTAGATCTTTCTAGTAATGCAAGTGTTGTGCCTACTGGAGCATTAGGATTGCCTTGACCTGTATTTATTTCTGCTATAGACGCAAACTTTTGACCAGAATCAACCAATATACCTAGAAGGTTAAGCAAAGTACCGCTTGGTTCTTTGAAAGGCAACGGTTGTATAGATTCTCTCAAAGATCCGCCAGGGGCATCTACATCTCTAAACTCTCCAGGCTGTATAGGGGTGTCCTCATCCCTAATTCTAATACCTCTTGTCTTGAACCCAGCAGGTAGGTTAGCAAGGGTACCTGCATCGATTAATTGCCTTAATATTGACGTAGATGCCTTTGACAATCCTCCGATCATATGTGTTAGACCGAAACCATAAAATCCTAAACCAGGTAAAAATTTAAAATGAACAAAATATTCAATTTTATTTTTTAATGGATCTTCTTCTTTAAAATTTCTGCGTATAGATAAAACTTTATCGTTGTAAGAATCTATCGTAACTATGTAAGGTAATTTAACGCCTGTAAATTCTCCATTTTCATTTACATCCTCAAAACCTGGCAAGTCTAAATTACAGTGAACTTCGTATAAATTTGCTACTTCATCACCGTCGTATTGTGACTGAATACCAGATAGCTCATCTATTTCTTCTTTAACTTGAGATCCTGCATCTAAATCACCCTGACCTGTATCAAACATTCTGTAGAATCCAATAGCTTGAAGTTTTCTTACTTCATTTTCTGGCATTTTTATAATGTTAGTAATTCTAGGACATGATTCTAAATCTGTAGTGTAGTAAGGAACTACTAAATCTTCGGGTGCTACAAATTTTGATATGGCTCTACCAAGAGTTTCATCATAATAAACTTTTTTAAATGCAGATCCTGCTAAAGGTAAATAAAATAAAAGTTGATCTAATTCTTCGTCAAACTCTTGCATGACATGAACTATTTGATAATTCATAAACTCTTGAACTCTTTGAGCTTGTTCTTCAATCACAGAGTTATAATCACCAATTACTTGACTTTTGACTGGTCCTCCACTAGGGAATAATTCTTTGTAGGCCTGAGCTTGGAAAGTGGTGACAGCTTCTCCTAGTAATGGATGTATTACACCTGAAGCGCCCTCAAATGGTTCGCTTCTTTCATCATCAAACTTCATGCCCAAATATTTAAGGCCGTCAGTATATGTATTTTCCCAATCTTCTCGTGCTGCTTTGTCTTTTTCTATTGAGCCTACTAGGTTTGATGCTATCTCTTGCAAGTCTCTTTCATCTAATAATTCAGCTAAATTATCTTCAAAGTTATTTTCAATAGGCATATCAACTTGACCTAAAATAGCTCCACCATCTTCAGTCATAGTGACATTTGGATCTTCTTCTTCTAGAACTTCTACAACAGTATTAAGTTCATCTTGTTCTTGGGAAACAGATTTAGTTACGTCTACTGGTATGTCTCTTTGATTTTCAATAGCCATTAGTGTAATACCCTCGGCTCTATTTCATCACCGTGTTCTATACTGTGATAAATTTTATCTTTAATCTCACCTACTAATCTAACATTAAAATCTTCAGCTTGATTTATAGCTTCTTCAAAAGTTTTTGCAATCACTATGGGACCATCAATAGTCTGACCATTTTTTACATACTCAGTTATAAAAAATCTATACATCAATAATATTCTCGTTTGATAGGTAAGCGATCTCTATCTTCATAATCATCTGACAATGAAACTAAACCACCTTCCCTAAATCTCATCATAGCTTGAGTCATAGTATCACATAAATCATCATTTGCTCCAAACGGAAAAGATGCACACTCTTCTATCATTTCTTGAGCAAAGCTTTTGTAACTTGGAGCCCAAACTAAACCACTTTCAAATATTGGTGCAACAGAGTGCATACGAGAGTGTTTGTCATGGCCGCGAGTAGGAGAATAATTAACCACAGGTATGCCTAATCTTCTAAGCTCATGCGTTAATGGTGTTCCACTTGCTTTACTTTCAATTAACACCATATCTGGCTCCCAATACTGATATTCTTGATAAGCTAACTTTTTAAGTTCTGGAAAATCTAATCTAGTTCTTTGACAGTCAAGTAAAATAATTGAATCAGGCGCA